GAGTGTGCAGTTGACCAGTACGGAACCATGTGGGGCATCAGGCCAGCTGCTTCGGCCTGTCGGATCGCTTCATCATTCCCGTAGTTGTATGCGTAGGCGTTCTCCGTCCGGGCTATGGTCACAGCCCTGGTGCGCTGTTTCTTCGCAGCGTCCTTTGCAGCCACGTTCCTGGCCTTGCGCTCTATCGATTCATCCGTCATGCGCGGATGATTTGCCCGGAGCTGTTCCTTGGTGCTCTCGTAGAGCTTCAGATTCGCCCCTGCTTGCTGTCTTGTGAGTCCGATCGTTGGTCTAATGTATCTTGCGGTTTCGTCGCTTGAGAGGCCTTTAGAACGGGCCTCTGCGATAATGTACCTGATGGACTCTATTTGATTGTTCGTACAGTTCGTGACGAGCTCACCAGTGCGGTTAAGGAGCCAATTCCTTACATTCGCCGATGATGTCGCTACCGAGAAGCCTTCTGCCTGCAGCTCCTGTATCTTCGGATGCGAGTAAGCGCCGGCAGCGATTCCCTGGCGCCAGAGCGGCGTCATCTTTTCCCTGATGAAATTACTGTAGTCCTCAAACCATCTGTCGAAGACTGACTGAGGGCTGACCTCATCGAGCACGATCTGTTTGATTTCCTCGTATCCGAAGGAGTCCTGCTGATCCTGCCAGAAGGAGCAGAGCCATTTCATAGGCCCGTTCGTGTTATCCTCGACATATGAATAGAGAGCGTCGAGAACACGTTGGCTCTCGGCGCTCTTTCTGACTTTCAGATGTCTTCTCTGAGGGTTGATCATAACCCACATCAGATATCGTCCTCCAAATCATCTCTCGGTTTGCTCGGTTTGTCCTTAGGCGCTCCTCCCGACCCGTCTTCGGCTTCTTCTTCGTTACCCTCAGAATCTACCGAGGAAGAGCCTGAACTGCGTCTCTGGTCATTTTGCGGGGCTCTACGGGCCTCCTGCCTTATCGGGTCTTCCCACCTTTCGTCTGGAAGGTCCGTGCGCTCAGGAAGGTTTGCGGACTCCCTCACATAATCTTCAAGCTGCTCGTCCGGTATGATGATGCCAGTCGTGACCATATCCTTCAGGAAGGTTGACAGTTCAGTCAGGTTCCTGTCGCTGACATCTCCATGCGTCAGCATCGGGTAATCCTCAATGCCTGCAAAGTGTGATCCGTTCAGATCGATCAGCGCCGGGATTGCCTGATTATTGAATGTCTCGCAGATGATATCCAGGAAAGAGGAAATCGCCATGCCAAACATCTGCGTCTTGTCGGAGCTGAGCGCGAAGCTGCCAACCGCCTCATGTCCAAGCTGGATAAAGTCGGCCATGACTGTCTGGGCGATTGCGGTTGAATACCTTGTGATCACGCCCGATGTGTCAAACTGCCTGGATCCGCCGGAAGAGAGCAGTTCCGCTTTATACGAGCTCGGAAGCACAAGGCCCTCAAACTCGTTCCTGCGGATGTTCTTCACCATGGTGACAAGCGCGGCATAGATCTTCTGCGCCTCTTTGTCATCAGGATCGAATATCTGCAGTTCATCAGGTACATAGATGATCGGAAGGCCGGCCAGATCCCTCTCAATGCCGATTGCCTCAATCTCTTGCATGCGGCGCTTGAAATACCAGCTTCGGTATGCATTGCGAAGGATTGACCTGCCTTCCGGATTATCCTTTGAGCTTTCCGTACGGAAAAGCATTGCTTTGGTGATTGGTATGGTGAGCAGTTCATAAGAGGGCGGTGGCTGCTGTGTCATGCCGATCAGGTTGTCGTAATCGTCATATTCCCATCTGTAAAGCGTGTCCTGTGACCGGATCGGGAGCTTTGACCAGCCGATCAGGCCGTCCGTGTATTTGCTGTTCAGTTCCCGGTTACGGTTTTTTCCATTCCTCCGCTTATAGCAGATTTCGTGATAGCTCCATCCATAGGTCAGGAATGACAGGATCTCAGAGATCGTATCTGTCCATGTGTTGGCCATGTCGTCCATGCAGCCCTCGATGAACTCAGCCGCTTCCTCGTCCTTGGATCCGCTGCCGCCAGGCTCCACACTCCATGTGACGTGCCGGATCAACATCTTAATCGCAAAGAGGATCGAGCCGACAGTATCGTCATTTGACGCCATCTCCTTATAGACCTTGATTCCCTTCAGGCCGTTCAGTTCCGGAAGGAACTCTTCAGAGAAGACTCCTTCCCATCGGCGCTGGCCTATGCGTCCATATTCTTTCGCTATCGTTCTCACCTCCTTATCCGCTTGATCCCCAGTAGTTCTCTTTGCTGAGTGCATTGATCGCATCAGCTCCGGGAGCTACGCCGGTATGTTTCTTGATCTTGCCCAAGTACAGGCATAAAGAAAGAGCGTCAGCCCTGTCCGGGGAGTCAAGGCCGCGCTTCTTCATATCGCTTTTCGGTTCGATTTCCAGCTTCCCATTGGAAGCCATGCGGTATTTTCTGCTGGCAAGCTGCGCGACTGTTTCTTCATCGTCGGATATCTCGATCGTTTTGGCCTCGAGATGATCCCGCATCGTCGCCCACATGTCCGTTGTCAGATTGTTGTAGTGCTCTGCAGAGGCCTTCCCCATCTGGGTGTCAGTCTCAATCTTTTCCGCTGCATTGATCGGTATGATCACCATCTTATACAGCTTTTGCTCCTTCTTGACTTCCTTAAGTCGGTCCGTAACGCCACCGCCAAGGCCGGTATCATCGATCTGTATATATGTTTTGCCGAAGAAGTCCTTGTGTTCCTCATAGATCTTCTTGAACTCGGCAACCAGATCACCGACCGTGCTCATGAGATCCTGGCCGCGCCGTTTTTTCACAAGCCTGCAGCGCCCCCTCATGTTCCGGAAGATGATCGTTTCATCGTCTCCGAATCTGGCAACGTCACAGCCAAGGATTACGAACGGCATCTCTTTATCCGGTGGCAGCTCGTATGTTCTTGACGTGCATTGCTCAATCAAGGAAAGCGGGATAAAAACATCGTCCTCCTGAGATGGGAATTCTCCGAGGACTCTGACTTTCACCACGTTTGATTCGCGGCCATACTTCCGGATCAGCGCTTCAATGTTTTCCTTGTTCGTCCTTGGGCTGTCCTCAGACGACACGGTATAGCATTTATATAGCGCCCGGTCTCTGGTATGGCTGTCATAGAATGTTCCTGACGTCCGTGTGGGGTTGCCTGTCAGGAGCAGCTTATTGTTCACACCAGAAAGTGTTCCGAGGATTGCCTCCATGATCTGCTCGTCAACACCGGAAGCCTCGTCCACGATGAAAAGCATGTTCTCTTCATGGAAGCCCTGCATGTTCTCAGGCTTAGTTGCTGTCCTTGCGACCGCAAACCATCGGCTTTCAGCACCTTTCACATAGACGTAGGTCTTTGTCCATTTCATGAGACGCGTCAGGATCGGGCTGTTGCCCATCCATTTACTGATCTCTGGCCAGAGGACGTCATTGAGCTGCCGCATCGTTGGGGCAGTGGCAACGACTCTGGAGTTCTCATGAGAGAACAGGAACCAGAGCGCACAGCAGGCCACCGTGCCGGTCTTGCCGACACCCTGACCGGACTTTACCGTGATTCTGTTGACGCCTGGCGTGTTCAGGTCTTTCAGAATGTCCTTTTGCCATTCATCGGGAGAGAAGAGCAGAGCCTGCTTACAGAAAAGCTCCGGATCCTTCACCCAGCTCGGTATAGCCTGACTTAAAAGGATCGCGTCCTCAGGATTGATTTTCATCTTCACCCCTCGCTTTCCTCAGGCCTGCAAGATAGAGTGCCATCAGGTCTTCATCTGATCCGCTGGCGATCTTGTCCTTCTCAAGCAGAAGAGCAGCAAGCTTCGCTTCGACATCAGCGCGGGAGCGCTGAACCGTTGACAGTTCCTTTTCCCATCTCTGCAGGACATCATCTACGCTGCGTGTATTCGTGACGAGATGGAACCTCTCACCCGGAAGCCTGTCGCCTTTTTCGATCTTTTCCTGTATGGCCATTTTGTAAGCCAGCTCGTCTTCCTCAGTCTCGAAAGATCGCTTTTCTTCATCCTTCTGGATTGATTCTATGATGATCTTCTGGCCTTCCTTTAGTTCCTTGATCCTTTTCATGATACGGAACTCCCTGACGCGGAACATTTGTATCTGCTCACGGTACAGGTCTTCCAGCTCCGTAGGTGTCTGATTAACTATTTCGTCTTCACCGTCCATCAGGCATCCACTCCAAAAAGGATCCGCGTATACGCCATGTTTTAGAGCGTTCCTACGCGGATCCGGGTTGCCCCTTCCACCAACAGCATTTTTATTGCCCTTCGGCGCACCGATTTTCTTCTTGGTCTTCTTGACCGTTTTCTTCGGATTATCGACGCTCAGGGCAATCGTTGCCGATTTCTTTTGTGTGGAACGTTCCACCTTCTTGCCTTGTGACTTTCCGGTGGAACGTTCCATCTCAGGAGGTGAACTATGAAGTGTTAGTTTGCTGTCCCATTTGTCCAGACTTTTCCACTTCCGTATCTTGAGGTCGGGGAGCCGCAGATCCGCCGCAATGTCAACAAGCTTTCGCTTGCCGCCGCTTTCAAGATACATTTGCTCAGCGCGTTTGCGCTCATCGCTTCTGCGGTCTTCACACATGCCCTCCTTTCCTCCTTCTTGATTTGTTTCGGATACGGCAGGAGGGAGGCCGCGACCGCCACCGCGCCGTCCGTTGTGTTATATTGCATTTGCATATTGTGAATAGCATCAGACTTTTACAATAATCTTTGCATTACTGTATCTGTCTCCGTCCTTCGTCATCATGTTCAGGAATTCCTCACGGGTGAATCCTGACAGCCTGAAGATCTCTTCCGGCTTCATACCGAGCTGTTTCCCGATCTCCTTTACCGTCTTTCCGTCCTTAATGAGGTTCTGGACGATTGCCTTCATCGGTTCCAGAAGGTGTGTTCCCCTTGCCCGATTATGTGTAATGGTTCCGTACACATCCGCGTCCGTGTCTCCGTGATGATCCACGATTACGACAGGGACTTTCCCGCCGAGCTTTGTGCGCAGCGGTTCCCTTTGTGCCACAGTCCATCTGTGGAATCCGTCGATGATCGTATAATCCGGTTTCACCACGATCGGTAGCGTCCAGCCATTCGTGAGGATCGACTGTATGAGCAGCTCCATGTTCTGGCCTGTCACCTTATTCGGGTTCCATCCGTTCGCATGCAGCTTCTCAACCGGCACCCACTGGAGTGATCCGAGCGGTGCAAACAGGTCCATGGTTGATTTATCAGCCATTGCGCACCTCCTTTCTCATATCCGTATTGGCACGGAGGAAGGTCTTTGTCCACAAGGCGCGGAGCTTCCGTCTTTTTGGATCACCTATCAGGAGTGCCTCATACAAATCGCGGTAATCATTCTGTGTCGCGAATCCCCAGGACTGCACGAAATAGGATTTGAAGGACGACAGGGTTTTCTTTGTCTCTGGAGGAATGTTATATCTCTCCGGGTGCAGGTACAGAATGTCCTGGCACAAGGCCTTGTAATCCTTCTTTTTCTCGTCCTTCTCCAGCTCACGGCGCTTTGCGGTCGATCTGCTGAAGAATTCCGAATCCCAGTAGAGCAGTACGAGGTAAGCATTCGGGTATCTTTTCTCGATCTTGTCCCAGAGCTCCGGATCCGTCTGTGCAATCCATCTGAGGCCGACCGTAGTGGTGTCCCCGAAGAATGAACACAGCCTGAGGCTTCTCCGGCTGCACCCTGCTTCATAGAGCCTCATGTAGATCTCCGGAAATTCCAGATTGCGCTCCTTTATGTACAGCCAGATATCATTGTCCGTCCAATCGTAGATTGGATAGAAGAGGCTTCCCGGTTTCGGCGTGGTCTTTGATACCGCAGCGACCGCGTGAAGGCGCTGGACGCTTTCCTGTGTCCTTACGCCCACCATCATGATTCCGTCCGCGAATGCCACTTTATCGAATGACTGATAATTCATCTCGCCCGGATACTTCAGGTATGGGCTGTCCGTGATAGCTCCTTTCGGGGGCTGTCTCATCCATACATCTTCTTTTCCAGGCTCGAATGTGATCCAGCTTTCCGTATTGGAGAGCTGGTTCAGGCATGAGGCCTGCTTAAACGGCAGGCATATCCAGAGGAATGGCACGCCGATTGCAGTAAACTTCCTCTGCCAGCGTTCCGCGTTCTCCACCATGGAGCGGTAGAGGCCTTCCTCATCTATGAAAACGACGGTGAGAAGGCTTTTGTCGATCTCACCGCCGAGGAGCATTTGATATAAAATGTCTGACATCACCAGTGAATCTTTTCCGCAGGAGAATGCCATATAGACTTTTATCCCGTTGCTGAATGCGTTCCTGATCCGGATCCGCGCCGCGTCCAGCACCGTATGGGTCTTATCCTCGATCGTCCTTACAGCCATATCTTTTCCCCGCATTTCGGGCAGATGATATAACGTCCGGATTCTGCAGGTGCGGATCCAATGTCCTGCGTTGCTCCGGCGGGCTGTGAAGGGGTCTCGGTTGCCTGGAATGGCGCCGCCGATCCGGCCTCCGTTCCTTCCCGCTTTTCCTCGATCTTCTTAATCGGTTCCGTGGCTGCCTGATCGAAGGTTCCATAGGAATTGATCTCTTCGGCAACCTCATTCGCCGTCGCCGTGATCGTCCTCAGGAGATCTTCGTCCCAGCCGGGAACGTCCAGGTCGTCTTCAAGATCTTTGAGAATCTGGTCGAAGGCCTTGTTATCCATCGCGCCAAGCTCATAGACCTTGTTGTCTGCCAACATCAGCTTTTCCTTCTGCTTTTTGGTCATTCCTTTGACCTGATAGCATTCAGCAGACTCCATTTCCATCTGCAGCATGGCCGTGTACAGGCCGTTTCCTGCGATGATGACGTTATTCTCGTCTATGACAATCGGCCTGATCTGGCCGAACATTTTTATGGATCGGATATACTCCTGTATCTGGCGTGTCGGGTGCATCCTGATATTGATCTCTGATGGATGCAGGTCTGAGAGCTTTACCTTTATCACCTTCATGCATCCACCTCCAGACTCTGGAGGAACGATTTGGCACCAGGAATTACCTGCGCGGCCTCTTCGATGATTGTGTGGTCGATCTCCCAGACTTCCCTGTATCCCTGTTCGGGCGTCTTCATGTTCAGCCTTGCCGGCCATGAGTGCGTTCCCTGTCTCCATCCGTCTTTCCATTCATAGATCGGCGGGAGAGGGAGCTTGAAATAGTGGATATATCCATACAGGAGCTCATGCGGCCAGTCGGCAAGAGGAGCGTATCTGTCGAATCCGTTATTCCGTCTTACATGCCTGTCCTGTCCGATATTATTTCCGTCTATTCTCCTGTGTCCGGAAATAATCATATCGAGTCCGTTATCCAGCTGATATCTCACATAGGTTTTCTGCTGGATAATGGAATACCACCTTCCGAGTGTTGCCGAGTCCTGCGGGAAGATCATGTTCTGGTGCTTTTCCAACCATTGCAGATCCTGCCCGGAACAGATCATGTCACATCCCTTCGGCGCGTGTTCCTTCACCCATGCCATGAATGCCGGATACTCGAGATTACTGTAGGCGAAGACGGATTTTTTGATACCGGCCTTCCTGCAGATGTCTCCGAGGACGATGGAATCCTTTCCACCGCTCCATGCGAATGCTGCCGTCTTTCCGTCCAGTATCCTGTGGATATCCTCGATTGCTTCTTTCTGCGCTTTCTTTACTTCTTCGATGGTCACGTATTCTTCAATGTGGTCGATAACTGCCTGGACCTGTTCTGTGGTCGTGTTCTGTTTTCTTCCGAGTACCTTCTTCATGCTGCCACCGCCTTTCTTGAGGCGATCGTCAAAGCGATTGCTATGACTCCGGAGATCAGCACCGTGTAAAGCGCGAAGACGCTTTTCCATACGCTGAGTCCGTTCAGCGTGGCATATGAAAACAGGGGAAGGCCCGTACACAGGGCCGTGATCACTCCTGCAATCACGCCTCGTTTATCCAGATGCACATCGCAGAGCGTGAGCACCGTCGGCAGAAGAGTAGTGGCGCGAAGCGTACCGTAGATCAGGAACAGCTTCGATACGGTCAGGCCGGGGATTGACGCCACGCATATCCCTGCAGCGAGAAGCGCGACCATTGCGATTCTCGGTCTGCTTTCCTTCAGGTCCGTTGTGAGGCTTGCGACTGCGCAGAGGTTACTGTCAATCGTACTCAAAAGCCCTGAGACCATCATGAACAGGAACGGAACCATTACCCATGCCGGGAAGATCTTCCCGATCAACTCGAAGTTGACAAGTCCTGTGTTTTCAGCCTGCATTCCGGATCCGGCGGCGATGAAGCCGAGAGCGCCCATGCTCAGCGGTACGATGCCGAACAGGATCGCGCCGAGGAAGAATGACCTTCCGATCTTTTCCTTCTTGATGGAAAAGGCCCGCTGCCAGAAACACTGGTCTCCGAATGGACCTGAGATCAGGCCGATTGTGGTTGCCAGTCCTGTCGAGATGAAGACTGACCAGCCGCTTGATCCGAGCAGGCTCCGGAATTCTCCTGTGATTCCTCCGAGGCCCTTTACCAGATTGTTTACGCCGCCGTGCATCCCAAGCGCCCAAGGCACCATCAGCGCACAGCCGGCGAGGATCAGCGCCATCTGGATCACGTCGGTCAGGACAGAAGCACGGATCCCGGAGAACTGCGAATACGAAAAAGCGATTGCTGCTAGGATAATTGTTACCAGTATGAACGGCAGACCTGTGATCTTGCTGACGATGCTTCCTCCGGCCAGCAGCTGCACTGCCGTGGAGAGGATCGCCAGAAACGAGAGCTGGAATCCGTACACGCGCTTGACGCCCGCGCTTTTGTACTGCGTTCCCATGAATCCGGAAAGCGTGATGCCGTTCTGCATCTTTTCCCTGATCTTCTTAGCGAACGGGATAAAGAGCATCAGGCATAATACATTCGGCACGACAAACCAGAACAGTCCTGGTATGCCCATCTTATAGGCGTTCTCCGCAGAGACGAGCAGCGCCGGTGCCCATATCCATGTGGCTGCGATGCTCATGGCTGAAGGGAACGTTCCCATTTTCCGGTTGCCTACGTGAAAGTCTTCACCTTCACTCCGTTTTGTGAATAATAGTGTAGCTGTCAGCATGATCGCTGTGTACACCACGAGGATGACTATACCTATCATTTTTCTCCTCCGTTTATGTTCATCCAACATTAACCGCTGCGAAGGAGTTGGCCATCCTGTTTATTCACTTCCTTTCCGGACATAGTAAAAGGGCCCTGGCGAACCAGAGCCCTTTTGTCTCTTCTCATGTGGCAAGCATGATCAAACTTCATCCCCTATAACATACGCAATTTTGAAAACGAAGTCAATAGCGAAACGCAGAAATTGCTAAACAAGTTTTATTCATTCGCATTTTCCGCAACTTCACCCGGCGAAAAACGGAGCCCATCGACTCCAAAATATTTCGCCGAGAGATGTGCTTCCGCTTCCCGGAGGTCCATTTGAATCTGCCGGCGGGAGACTCCGAACTTTGCTGCCAGCTGACCTGTGTCCATGCGCTTTTTGGCGATATAGAACCAGAATATCACCTGTACCCTGCGTTTGTCCGTGTCGGATCCGCGCTGGGCATCCGCCTTATACGCCTTCATCATCGCTTCGATATCGGCGACCATAGTGCGCGTCCTCAGGATGGAACGGTATGTCGAGTCCAGTATTACGTCATCGTCTCTGCCCTGCATCAGATCCTCGATCTGCTCAAAGCGCGTGCGCTGGTCAAGCATCCGGCTGTCATAGACGCCTTTATCGCATCTGTCCTTAAGGTCTCTGTAATGCTTAAGCAGAAGCCGGGTGTTGTGAAGTTTCCAGTCTTTCTTTTTGTCTCCCACAGTTACGCTCCATGTCCTGGCCTGTTCGCCATCATTTCATGAATGGTTGCCTTTGCTTCTTCCAGTTCTTCCGGGGCTCTGCCGTTGGCTTCATAGAAAGTCTCAAGAGCCTCATTGATCCCGCACTCAGGACAGATCTGCGTCTCATTGTCCTTGCGGGAGAGTGCAGGCGGATCTGCGAATGTCTTGCCGCAAATTGGGCACTTCATTTCCTGTTTCATCCTCGTTTTCCTCCCCTCTTAGTATATCATACACTGTGATCTGGCCTGGTATCGCTCTGAATGTGTTTTCGCCAATAATTCCACTCCAGCATTCCGGACCGTAACCTCTCGCCTTTGACTCCGGATCCGTCAGCCTTTTTCCGCATCTTTGGCATCTGATCCACATGGTTCCCATCCTTTTTCTGCAGCGACTCTCTGCCATGTCCGGTCAACCTTCATTTCCATGATCTTAGACAATTCAGCATCCGTGATGCTCATGAGGTGCATTATCTGATTGAGCATCACAATCACGTCGCCAGCTTCCTCTATCAGGTTACGCCGAACCTTTACCCGCTCAAAGACAGTGCTGGTCTTTTTGTATACGCGAATCACTTTGTTGGCCGCTGTTATCAGTTCACCACATTCTTCCATCAGTTGCCGAAGCTGTGACTCCGGACCGAGCGCTTTCGCAATACTGATATTCATCTGTTTATGCTCTGTGTCCATCTCAACCCCATTTCTTCCTTCCGCGTCTTGATTTTTTCTCTTCCATTTCCGCTTCCTTTTTCCTAAAGCAGGTCCATGAACACATGATATACTGCTTTCCGAACCATACCCTTGCATAAGCCCATGTATCAACGTAATAGCAGTGGAATACTTTCCCACATACCGGGCATGTAATCTCACCTACCGGTTTTGATGGCATCCTGCTCACCTCTCATAAACAATCTCAAGCGGCTCAATCACATTTGGCAATGTCATGCCCATATGCATTCCATATAACTCAATGAAGCACCACAGCTGAAATTCCGTATATCCGTTTTCATCTTCTCTCGGGAACCTTGGTTTGCATATCTCTCTTCCTGCGATCTGGTTTGTCCTGTCGTATTGGTGGTAATAGATTTCCTTGCCCCAGTCGGTCAGTTTAACCTTTATCAGTTCGTTGAGATTAATTCGGATAGGTTCTGGCTGTGCGGATGGCAAATGCTCTATGTCCGTTACATTAATAGTCTCCTCGACAACTTCATATGTGCGGAGACTTCGCACTTTATTTCTCGGTAGCGCAAGCACCATTTTTCTGCTGATTAAATCGCACGAGTGCGTTTCCGTGCATTTTTCGGGCTGCGCGGTAAACACCTTTTTGCATTTGTCCATCTGGTCGCAATCTATCATTCCGCAGGCATTACATATTTTGTAATTTGCCGCCTGACGGCTGATTAACTCTCCAAAATTGTTGTCGAGTTCTGACGAGTTGTTGGAGACTTTCTGTGCCTTCTCCTGCGCTTCCAGTGCGTTGATTGCCATTTCTATAGCTTCTACGCCACTATAGTCTGACCCTCGTGCCACCCTGAGATTTTCGAGTTCATAGTGCAAGCAGTCTAACATATCCTCCCTTGTCATCCCTCGCCCTCCCAATCAATCGCCTGACCGCACTCAGGGCAATTGTTATATTTATCAATTAACGGAAATCTAATATACTTTCCGCATTTCGTACATTTTACAAATCCATTTTCAATGATTATCGGTGTAGGTATCTGCTTCCGCATCGCATCCACCGCAATCTCAGCCGCCCACGGATCAACATCCAGTGAAGATTGGATGTGTCGGATCGCGCACTCAATGCGGTCTTTCTGTTCAGACATCCTCATCCGCCTCCATATCTGCCATTGCTCTCCTGTAACCTGCTTCATAACCATCAGAGAAACCTTTTGTCATGCCTTCCTTGTAGATCTCACCAAGGCTTTTATTCTCCGGGTTCTTGTATTCTCCGGTCGCTGGGTTATATGTGTTTTTCTGCTTCATCCGCTTTCCTCCAATAATCCTTGCAGCTCCTCTTACACTTCCGACATGGAAGTTCCCACTCTACAACAGACTCATAGGCGCATCCGGCACAACCGTCCGCCAGATAAGCATCAAGCACCTTCCGAAGTTCAGCAATCGCCCACGGATCGACGTCTGTAGCTGACCGGATATGGTCATACATCATGATCGCTTTATCTTTCATTGGGTACCCTCCTTCTCTTTCGCCCATCTTCATACGCTCACCTCACAAGCATATGCTCTATTTCATCGTTAATAGCCCCAGTGCATTTCCACAGTTCCTTTCTTTGTATTTGCGGACATTCATATTCTCTCATTGACAGTACCAAACAACCATCATAATCAGGATTCAACACATAAGCGATATCCCCATCCTTGTTCTCCACTTCTGCCCCTACACAAAATTCCTTTTCTCTTTTTTTCTGACAATATTCATCATATTCCTTCTTTGCTTCTTCATATGTCATTTCCAAGGCAACGTCCATGCCTTTGCCGCCGTTCATGGACAAATAAATATTCCCAACAATATCCTGATCAATTCCATTGAGATGTCTGGCAAAATCCCACGCATCCGATGTGCCTTGCTTGTAAGAATGCTTGCATTCCTTAATGATGATTTTATGTGCATCATCAAAGCCTCTCTGGTATTCTCCACCTTCTGTATATGGAGTCAACTTCCCTATCAGGTGATCGCTTGCTGACCACCACGGTGCATCAACACATGTGTAATATGCCAGCCCTTCCTCTAACAATTCCGGCTCATCCTTGAATTCTATGATGTATTTCATGCGTCCTCCTTCTCCTCCGCTTCGATCACTGCGTTCATTTCTTGTATTGAATGATATAAATCATTCCATGTCGGCCTTTGTTGCTGTGTTAAAAGCCAATTCATTACAATTCGGACTTCGTTTTCATCAATTAATCTTCCGTGCTTGTCGGGGAGTGCAGATATGGGGCAATCCGAAAGCCTTTCCCTATACTCATAATCTCTATCAATCTCGCTTCTAGTTCTCTTACAATACAACGAAGACACATTAAAATCGCATTTTCCACAACTCTCAGGCATCTTCATGTCTTTTATGTATACTCCCATCGCTCGCCCTCCTATATGGTGATATAAACCACGATGCACTTTACCCATGGGACCGATTTATACAGCTTATCCCACTCATCATCAGAAAGATCATAGATATCTCTTCCATGTGGGTCATGGCTATATTCACACCCTACCAGATCATTCAATACATTTTCTTCATCATCATCCTTAAAGTGTATTCTCTCCCTCCCTGCGTAATACTCCGTGACCTCACATATTCCCCATTTGCCCAGCCAGTATCCGCAGTCATCTGCTACGACCTCACTATCTACCATTGGCACGATAGGCAGATCCGGATTCTCTTCGATCAACTTTATAATTTTTGGTTTCATCACTTGCTCTCCCTCACGACTCTGTTCTCAAACTTCTTGTAAGCGTCCAGATACCATTCCTTCTTGTCACCGTTATATGTGAGCTCGTAGTACATACCGTCGCTAAGTGTAGACGAGATCAGGAATTTCCAGTTCTGCAGTGTCTTGCACATCCACACCAATACACCTCATATGCTGGCGCCGGATCGCTCTTATCCAGGTGTTCGTTGATGTAGTCGCATACAATCTTCATCGCTCTTTCTTTCATGGTTATCTCCTTATGAATATCCAAAATACTGTCCCCACGGAGACCAGAAGCCACCGATCCCTTGTACGCTGCGGCTCTGCCATACATAGCACTCGTCCAGCATTGTTTCTCCTGTCCGGTACCACTTGTCGAGCAGTTCTTCGGCATCCCGCCAGGCTTCTTCCGTGGGTTCCCAATAGTCGCTGCTTGTCCAGACTCCGTCCACCATCATGTAGAATTTGCCATCCGAATACGTGGCATACTGGTCGGGCTGTTCCACCACCTCTTTTATGGTGTTCGGAAAATCCGGTGAATCAACTCTGTTGAGCGGCACGGATCCCGTCCACTGACGTTCCTGTTTATCTGTGTTCCCCGCCTCTGCCATAATCAGATTTGCTATATACCAGTCATCAGATCCATAGGATCGATCCCAGTGCCATTCGGTTTCGGTTTCCGTTTCCTTTGCTGCCAGCTCCTGATAAACCGTAACAGTATCATCTTCGTGAACCATGCCATCAGGGCCGATGCCTGCGAGAGTGATGGAAGCGGAGAGAAGCAATGCTATCATTTCGTCACCTCTTTTATTGAGAAAACAACGTACCCGGGTTCCAGCCCCCAGCCGGAGAGAAGATAAGTAATGCACCATTTCTGGTGGTTGATCTTGTGCCCAATCGGCTGGCCGGTTTTGTTATCAACCGCCTGGAACTGGATGATGTCTCCTTTCTGATAATTCCTGTCGTTGTTCCTGATCTCGAAAGTCTTCCTGTGAGCAATAACCTCATCAGCAAATTTCTTCCGGATCTTTATGTTATGCGTCTTCATTTTTACCTCCTGCGATGCTGATCGGCGAAAGGGCAGGTCGCGAAATGGCTGTTATATCCAGTGCTCACATCCTTTTCTCCTGGTTTCGCAGTGATTCCGCGAACAACTGCGCCGCCTTTTGTGACGAATATTTCCCTACCGGCAGGATCCTGATGGAACTGCACAGGATCTGCGTCAACCGGCATCTTTTTTCCTGTGGTAGTTGTTATCCACATGATCTCAGCGCCGCATGATTTACATCTGCTCATTCATTACCTCCTTAAAGTCTTTCCAGTGCTTATAGGCTCCGCTGCTAAGACAGCTCATCGCATATTCATGAACGTCCTGATCGGTATGGAGCCAAGCGCAATGCAGCCGACAGTGCGTCTCAATCTGAAACAGGAGAGTGTTCTTGTCCTCTTCGCGGATGGCCTCTTCCATCAAACGACACCATTCGTCTTTATCGAGCTTTCCGCGACGAGTTGGAATATATTCTTTCCCGATAGTCTCTTGTTTCCTGGTGCCGTTTCTGTTAAGTATCCAGTTTCCGGTTGGCTCCTGCCTGTATTCCCTGGCTGCTGTCTGCCTCAGATCTTCAAGAGTGTACTTTTGGGATATTTCGTATTCACCCATCATGATCCTCCTCCCATGCGACTCCATAGAATTCATCAAGCAGTTCGTCTGGCGTTCTGGCCCCTTCTTCGTAATTACGCCTGACCCGATTTTCTATCATCTCCACTGAATCATTCAGCCCAATGCTGGAATATATGCTCTGATAGCAGCCATTGTGCATTCTTGGTGGTGGGAACGCAGGCAGGAAGATTCCGAGGCTGTGGCCAAATTGCCATTTATTATCCATCTCCCGGATGAATCTGTTCACTACCCACTGAGGACGGTCAATCTTCCCGTCTTCATACGCTTTAAGCTGTGCAAGCCTTTTATCTATCTCGTCTGCGGATAGCCTACAGTTATCATCAAACATATCGTTCCCGAGTATGAGGCAGCCGCAGGAATTGCACTCACCTTCGTAGTCCCTGTCTTCCCATCCCGCAGGGCAATTTTCACACTTCATCAGCGTCATCCTCCCATCGCGATATCCACTTCGCCACTTCAGGCTCAACATATTTGTGGAAATATTCAGCCCATCTTTTCTGCCACGGCGTATATGATTTCCTGATGCATTCCCAGGCATCGCCGTAATCGAATTCCGTATCGTGGAAGACTCTGTCTATATCGAAGACGGAGGAACAATAACTCAGCTCATCAAGGAAGTTCCGGCAGTCTTCTTTATCCGATTCGTTTTCCCATTCATCGATATCGCTGAAATAATCGTTTATATCTTCCACGATGCTGTCGGCGTCATATTCCTTTTGATCGTGACAGCACTTTTCCATCACATAGCTGTCGCCGACAGATGACATTAGCTTCAGGAACCGTTTCCCATTTTCCGGCCATCGATGAGCATAATGCCCAATGTCAGAATCGCTCAGCAGCTGGCCGTGCTCCGGATCCAGATAGACGCGCATCCATAAGCAAGCGCCGGCATCATCGCCTTTCTCCGGCAGAACATCTATGACAAGTATTCCGTCATGGTTTTTTGATGATACTTTCATGCCTTGACCTCCTCATCTATGATGAATGCATCGGCGCAGAGCAGATCCCTAATGACGCCGATCAGGATATAGGTCCATGTTTTTCCCGTATCTGTCCTTTCCGTGACGAAGTACGGCCTCAGGTCCTTGAAGTATCCGTAATCGATCATGCGGCTCATGTGCCATTTCTGCGTATCGACATCCTTCTGTGCCATGAGATAGTCATATTCGAATCGGCTGAGATGCACTGGTTTTGTGATCGGGATCTTCGTCACGTCTCCGTGGAAAAAGATCTTCGCATAATATCCTTCTTTCATTTGCTGATAGCTCCTTTCTGTTCTGATCAGATTCGCTCCTCACCCGTCATGAGGGATTGCTTTCAAGTTCAATTTCTGCTGTATCCATGTTCAGGAACAGGTTCACGGATTTTCCAATAGAGTCTTGCTGCACACATGTCTTCAAAGTAGAAACCAATTCTTCATTCTTGAGATCGATTGAGAACCTCTGGCGGCCATTTTTCAATCTTTCTCCATTCAACAGCATTTCTATCTGTGATTTTGTAAGTCTTGCTCTCATTGTTGTTCCTCATCCTTCTGATCATCCGGACAATCGCCCATTTCTTTGTTCCACAATCCTTTGAAATACCACCCGGCTGCATAGCCAACCGCAAGGAGAGAGAAGAGTGCTGCAAATTCATATAACGTTATCCTCATTTTTCTGCTCCTTTCGTTTTTTCTCGTTGTTCCTTGCATCTATCGCTTCCCATCTCGGACAGTGGGAGAAGTTACTGGAATCCACATACCGGAACGCAGAGTTGCGGTATTTCATCGGAATATTGTTCGGGTGGTGTTCGCAGTCGTAATACCTGCACGCAAAGCCGTTGCACCACCTCATGCTGTTCAATTTGTTTGTGTATGCCTGTCCCTTTTTCTTCCCCATATTTATTACTTAATGTCCTCCTGATCCGTAGAGACTCCTCCTCGCGTGTTCCATGCCCTGCATGCCGCACCAGGCGACTCATAGTGGAAAGATTCCCCTCCGACCGATGCACCGCAGAATGTGCAGACCACTTTCCATGATGGCGGCGTGATCCGTTCGTCTCTCGCCAGAGTTGCAACCTCACCACAGAAAGGGCAGTTAAGTAGTTTTGGATAATCCATTCCCCCTCCTTTCCGGGAGCGGAAGACCACCATCCGCTCCCTTTTATGAAGCGCCATTTGTGTGATGTATCGGCGGCGCTTAGATGTTCACTGGCAACACGATCATTTTTAATGCCGAGTCTTCTTCCGAGATATAAACCGGAGCCCTCGGACCCATCAGCTTCAGTGTGATGATGTCTCCTGAATATCCTTTGAGCGCTTCCAGAAGCATTTTGGGATTCAGACCGATTTTCAGTTCTCCGGTAAAGTCTGTGTCCGCTTCCAGGATCTCGTGATATCCGCTCGTGCTTGCCACCAGTGTCATGTCAATGGTCTGGCCGTTGAGTTGTACGACCAGTGCGTGTTTCGTTTCATCCGAATTACACAGGTTCGCTCGGGTGAGTGCTGCGATCAAATCCATTCTGTCAATGCGGAGCGCATGCAGCTGGTCGTCCGGTGCGAATAACTGATCTGTGTTGATGTACTTCCCGTCGATCAGCCTTGAATAGATCGTGTAGGCGGTTGTTTCAAAGACTGCACTTCTCCCATCGTGGGTAAGGGTGATGTTGTCATCCATATCCATGCTGATCAGTTTCCTGACTGTGTTCTTCGGTATGATCAGGTCCATATCGCTAACCCCGTCAGCGATAACCTCGTCGATCGCAACCATGTGGCCGTCAGTAGCCGTGATCTTGATGACCCCGCCTGTCGCACGGAGATTGACACCTGTCAGTTCCCGCCTTGTCGATGTGTCATCTGAAGCGAACACCACCTTCGATAGTGCCTCCATCAGTTTCCCTCCAGGCAGTATGACTCCATCCGCATCAGGCCTCTCACGCCTGAGCGTGAAATCTAATACCTTGTAACTGCTGAACCGGCTGGTTGTCTTCCCGGCCTTGATGACTACTGTCAGGTCATTATCCTGCTCAATATCAAGCTCACCTTCCGGTAGGTTCCGAACCATGTCGAATGCCCTCATAGGCAACAGGAGAGAAGTGCCGCCAGAAGCCTCTAATTTGACCTCTAACGTAATCTCCGTATTTGATGCAATAGCTCTTTGTCCGTCAATTAAAAGCGCCGAGAGCGCCGGGATGGACGCGTTCTTCTGAACAATTCCTTTCGCTTTGTCGATTGCCCTCATCAATTCGTATCGGTTAATCTTCATAGTCATTTCCTCTCAGCTCCACTCCGTCAAGGAAGCGGAGGATCCCGTTCTTAAAAGTTATCTGGTAACGGAAGAGGTCTTTTCTGTCCATGTATTTGTGGTCATAGATCTTTTTCATATCCCGGAAAATCACCCATGGAACACGGTAAAAGTCCCTGAATCCGAGGGAGATTATCAGAAAGCAGAAAGCACCCATTTTTGTGTATCTTTCAAAGCATTCTTCCTGTTCGTCAGTGACGGCGCTTCTCCGGATCTGACCTGCATCCGTGTGCTTCGCATCGAACAGGACCATGGTCGCGTCCTGAAGCGCTCCCTTGAAATCGGGCTGTGCCTGTTTTGCAAAGCATGCTATGAACTGACCCTTCTTCCGGTCATAAGGCTTGAGGATCCGCATCGGCTCTGGCGTCTTGTCGATCGCACAGATCCCCCTGTTTTCGTAGAACCTGCATGCGTCCTCGATCATGGCCTCGAAGTATGCCCCGTCCGAGCGGGACTGTTTACCTTGCAGTGACCGGCTGTATGAATCCATATCTTTTTGCCACCTCCAAAAGCTTGCTGATGGTAACCGCTCCAATCCCGGGGATTTTCTCTTTCTTCAGGACGTCTATGAAATCCTGGGCGGTTGGTTCTTTCTTTGCATGGACGTTCCTGTCGCATGACTCGCATATCGCTTTGCCTGCGTCCTTTGCATCATCCGAGGCTTCTTCATAAGCCTTCTTCCGGATCTCCTCCATGTACTCCGTTATCTGCATGTCCGTCATCTTCCTGATCCGAACTGCTACAGCATGAGCCGCATTTTCCTCATTTGTTCTCCGGCAGCTTCTTTTCTTTGCCATTCTCTATCTCCTTTTCATGTCTCAGATATTCTTCAAAGCCGTAAATCTTGTGTTTCTTACAGAATTTTGAGTAGCAATCAAAGCACATAGCCCCGATCCGGATGCAGGTGTACCGCTTGTTTTTGTAGGCCGTTCCAACCCTGGCCTGCAGTGTGACCATATTGTGCTTCTTCAGCTTCTTCCGGCACTCCATGCATTTGTCTGTCGTGAGCCAGGACTGGAGCCTGCCCATTCCACGGAGAGTGAGCTCATCCGGGTATTCCTGCGACATTAGTTCTTCGCCAACGATCGGGCTGAGATTATCCCTCATAAACACCGGCACTTCCATTTTGTCGGCCAGCGCGAGTATTGACTCTATCCACTTTCGCTGCGGAACCACTTTGTTCTTTACCCGCCCTGTCATGGCTCCGATCGTGATCCAATCAACCCCTTCCAGATCCTCTGGTGAAAGGAAGAGCTCTTCCGTCAGCGGCTCAAAGTTCACAAATGTTTTTCTTCCGGAGGGAAGCAGGTCCACTTTCTCAATATCCTTGTTCTTTGTGATCGTGACTCCGTACCAGTAGTGATTCCCTTCCGGCAGTTCCACCTGCCCATATCTTTTTGGGTTTCTGGTCAGGAACATGTAGTAATGCTGCGGTGTCGCAGCGCAAGTTTCAAAAACGAAACGGATCCAGTCATCCGGTATGCTGTCACCGAACCCGTCCGAGATTGCATTTACCAGTACGCGGCGGCTTTCACGGATAGGTCGGTAATCATTTGCTTTATACCTGTGGAGGGTGGGAGAGGGGCCAAACGGATATTCAACGATCCTTCCGGTCTCATCCCTGATCGGGGACTGCAGGTCATAGCATCCTCCTGTCTCCGTAAAGATGTCCGTCATAGCCTTGTGCCGCCTGGTGTCTCCGCCCTGCGCTTTCGTGAGGCGCTTCGCAAAGCAGTAATCGCAGTCGTACTCACAGCCGGTAATCAGGTTGTAGGTGTATTCGGCCCATTCAATTCTCGTGTACTGCATCATCCACCTCCCAGTATTCGACCGTGTATTCCATCTGCGCATTCTTCTTGCCTTCGGATCCTTCCACGGGTTTACGGTTTATGAAGACTGCGTACCCGCATTTTGCAAGGAGTTGCACCAGATATAACCGGTCTTCCTCGTTCCATTGAACCGAGCCTTTTCTGATGCTCCTTATGACCTGTCTTTTCATCAGCTGGCCCTCACTTTCATGCTCTGGCTATCTTTCGCTATCTCATGCATTTTTCTTTCAAATGCGCTTACGAAGGCCTTCACATCTTTTGGCATGTCGCAGTTGTGGGATCCTCTGCATTGGATGACCCTGTTATCACGCCACTCCATAGTGAAGAACGGTCTTTCCGGTTCTTCAACCCTGCGCACAAACAGGATCGTTGTCTTTCCTTCTGCGACCCTGTTCGCATAAGTTGCGACACAATGGTGCAGTGTCTTGCCTTCTTCCTTGAGTTCATCCACTGATCCGGGAAGTCTGATCAGATACTTCTTTGTTTCCATGTGCATCGGGTCAACACCGGTCATGGATTTCATCTGCTCCTTAATGATCTTGTCGATACCTTCAACGGCTTTCCTGATGTTGGCGTCGCGTTTCTCCTGGAGCTCCCTATATACCCTGTCATGCGTTTTTCTGAAATCCGGTGGCATCAGGACATATGGATCATTCAAGTCATACCCGAGTTCCCCGCACCAATCTGTGTAATCCGTCCAGTCATGGAAGAAATTTGCCCGGGTTGATGCGTCCTTTTTCCATCTGCCAGCTTGTTTCTTTGCGTATCTGGCGAACTTCCTGATGGACAATCCATGGGCGAATATTGCCCGGAGTATTGTTGTGCTCGTGCCAAAGGCATCGATAAACTCCTGTAATTCTGATCTATTCACATCCTTCATGCAGCGCTCTACTTCACGGAACAGGCCAATCATGCTGTTTCCTCCGTTCAGCTCACGCAGCATCCGGAGATGAGGCTTTGAAAGCAGCTTCAATTCCTTCAGGACATTCGGTTCATGCCAGTACAGGATATTGCGGATATTCTCCATCGCAAGTTTTGAAAGTCCTGTTTTTGCAAGCATTTCCAGCTCATTGCATTTCTCATAAGCCCTGAGATACTGGAATACCGGTATGTGTCTGAATTCTTCTTTCTCCTGCAGGGATTCCAGCCCGCTATACCGATATGGCGTATCTGCCAGCAGATCTCTCAGACCGTCCCTTCGTATGATGAATTCCGTTACATTGTTCTTCCCGACGTCCGGGCACCAACGCTCACTGTGACTCTGTTTGTACTCTGCATATTCAAAGCACTCCCAGCTGTACCCGTTCATGAAGATCCTGCCAAACTCATGTATATGCTGCGTCTTTTTGATCATCAGCAACGGCATTTCCGTCTTGCGAAAAACATAACTGATTGAGAAACACCGGAAGAGAAGACGACCGTCCTCGATCTTCTGGACAATCACCACGTTGTTTTCGGCAAGCTCCGTTTCGTGCCATCGCTTCATGGTCTTCATGAAAACCGGGCTCCCGCAGCACGGGCATTCGCCCCATTCATTCATCCGCAGCCTGACTTCTCTGGAATCGATCTCCATATGCTGACCGCATTCCGTGCAGAATGCCTGTCTGATCCGGATCTTGCTGTTGCCGTCATAGATCAGATACCGGCGGGATCTCATTCCGTAGTCGTGGATCCACGTCTCAAAGTCTTCCGGAAGGCCCGGGACAAGCTCCATCATCAGGTTCGTGTGTGCCAGTTCCCGTTCGTGCCTTTCACTGAGCCGTCTCGCCAGTATTTTGTCCTGCCAGTCCTCAACCGTTATGAACGGCGTTTTCTCCTGATTGCTCCACCAGCTTCTTGCGGCCGGCGGGAAGCGGCGTTCGAACAGTTTCCGGCTTTTGGTATCTACGAACACCACGCTATTCCAAGGGCTGTTCCAGTATCCAACCTGGAGAGTGTTGGACATTTTCCCTGTCAGCCATTTTGTCTTCTCTACGGTAAGATCCTGCGTGATATAATCGTCCTCGCTCAGGAAGAAGCGGTACTTTGCCTGCGTGGTGCCTTCCGTCCGCATATCCACGGCGCTCCATGCACTTACCTGCAGGATCCCATCTAACTCTGATACATGAAGGAGCCATCGGCTTTGTTCCGCGTTCCTGGCCAGCTCTATGTATTCCGGCTTTGCCACTGGCCTTGGTATCTGCCGGAGCAATTTCTTATCCATTGAGTCCTCCAAACAGATCGAAGATGGACATCTGCCCGGATTCCTCGTCTTTTTCCTTCTGCGTCTTCTTCGGTTTCTTCTGCGCCTTCGGTTTCGCCAGGATCTCAGGCTCCGGTTCATCCTCGTCCTTCTTGCCTTCCTCTGGCTTTGCTGTGGCCTTCTCTATGGCTTTCTTCATGTCGTATGTAGAAGTCTTAGGCTTTGCGGGCTTCGTCTTGCCAGAGGTCTTTTCTGCGGCCTTCCCGGCCACCTTCTCGACATCCTTGTCTGTTCCCCTGTAGTAGTCTTCGGCCCATTCGAAAACCGTCTCGTCGATAATTGCAGCGGCTTTCTGTCCTCCTGCCATTTTCCGTGCCTTCTCATAGATGTACTTGAAGCACTGTTCCCAGCTTTTCTGATTCTTCAGCACATCCTTCGCAAGGCCCTCGTCTTCCTCGATGCGTTTGATCAGGTAATCAATGATCGGCTTAGCAAATGATTTCTGCTTCGCGGCTTTCAATTCCTCCCGAAGCTTGCTGATAGCTTTGTCTTTCATTCAGTTCCTCCTCTCTGAAGTTGAAAAAGAATGTGTACTTTCTGACCGGATCCGGTTCTATGGCCGGTGTTCTGACTCTGGTCAGAAGATCCATCTTCCTGCCGATCCTCCTGATGCTCCACTCGTCACGATAGAAGAAAGGCGTGTACCAAAATTCCTGTCCTTCTTTTTCATCAGGTATCAGCACATCCCCCGTCATTGGATTGCTGAGCGTATCGGCGATAACTATGTAGCCCGGCATTCCGAGCAGTGACATCTGGATATAGGCCATCATGCCGGCGATCCTGTCTATATCCTGCCCAACAAAGAGCATCGAATTCTGGTAATTGATTCCCATGATCCTTGCCTTGCTGGCAGCTGCGACCATCATGGCACCGCCTCCGATGCACGGATCGCAAATGGAAATCCATCCGTCACGCTCGATCTTTCCCTTCAGGTCGTCCATTTGGATATCTGCCATGAGATGGCACAGGCTGTATGGGGTGAAGAATTGTCCGTGCCAGTGCGACCCAAGCTCAAACCTCATGTAGAGAGAGCCGAGGAAATCCTGATCTGGATTCGCTTCCAGCGCGTCCACTACCACACCGAAGGCTTTCGCAGGAAGATCAATACCGCCGCACCGTTTCAGGCAGCCCTGATATTCCTTTTCGCGTCTTTGCCTTCTCACGCTGTCCGGATCAAGCGCGTTGCTGATGGAGGTGGCCATCATGGTTATGAGGTCTGCCCATACTTCCCACTTCATCCGGTTGTAAGTCAGCTTATCCATGATCTTCTCGAATTCCTTCTCGTACTCGTCCTTGGCCTTGAAGTGCCTCACGCTCCACCACCTCCCATTTCTTCTTCCCGGAATTGCTCCTTCATGATCATTTCGGACACAGCATCCCAGTCAGTATTACTCTGCGTGAAGTTTGAGAAACTGGTGGCCCTGGCTTTTGATTCCACCGGAGCGGGACGATAATTCTCGTCCAGATAATCGATATAACCGCTGTTGAAAAAAGTGCTCCCATTCTTCCAGTTAGGGGTAAATGCACCGCTGCGCTCCTTAGTATTATGCTCATCGACATACCTCTGGATCGCACGAAGCATTTGTTCTTCCCCGATTTCAAGGAAGGCTCTTTTCTTTGCATCGCTGACATTACCCTTGCCCCTTTTGTTCGGGTATCTGTCCCATAGTCTTTCAAACAGTTCGTTTGCTTCGCGCTGTTTGTTCCTTGCAGGCTTCTTTTGGCTATCCTCCAGAACCTGCTCGGAGCCAACCGGCTCTGAGCATATATTTTGATTCTGATTCGGATTCTGATTCGGATTGGATTGGATTGGATTACGGGGACATTTGAAATCATCTGATATCATTTGCATGCAAGTTGCATCAGGTGCAGGATACTTGCTTTTCTTTGCCCGGATCTGTTGGTGGCGCTCCCATGTTACCAGTTGCAGGACGGGTCTTCCCTGTACCACGTACCTTTGTACCAGTCCTGCCGCGGATAACTTATCGAGGGCCTTCTTTAGATCGGAGTCTCTGATATCTTTGAGAGGAAAACAAATGCTGTTTATAATCTTCTCCCGTCCATCGAACCTTCCGTAATCGTCGCAATTGACGATCAGCCTATAAAACAGACACTCTTCAAACCAGGATAAGGAATCGATCTCATCGCTTCGGCAGATGCTCTCTTTCAATATCCTGTTTGGCACATCACCACCTCCCCATTAATCCCACTGGACGTGACTTCCGTCATCGTCCTTTGTTACTGTGACGCTCTGACTGAACCTGGCCTTGAACTCATCATCATGTGTGATTGCCATGATTTCCATGTTCGGGTATCTCTGCCTGATCGCCTCGAGCGCGTCTACATAAGCCTGTGTTCCCTCGTCATCGAGGAACGGCGGTTCGTCAATGTGAAGCATCCCCAGCTGGATCCCCGCAGCGGTTGCTTTGATCTCTGACAGAGAGAGGATGACGGCGAGAGAGGATTTTACCTTTTCGCCACCAGACTTCGCCGCATATGGCAGCTTCGTCTTCCCGTATTCGTCGATCAGCACATCGAGCGTCGCTTTCTCGTTTCCGGTGCCCTTCACAATCTTATCCAGCACAAACTCCACGCCCATCGTCCCGCCGGTCATGGATCCGAGGATCGAGTTGGCCGTATCGGTGATATGAGGAATGATGTTCCTGATGATCTGGTGAGGAACCCCATCCTGACTGAAGGCCTGTTTCAGCGCGTCATACCTGACCGCAGTAACCGCATCAGAGTCGATTTTCTTCTGCAGGATTGCAATCTCAAGCTTCAGCGCTTCGATATCCTCCAACTTCTGTGTGAGCGTTCCCTTCGTGATATTCAGCCGCTCCTGCGTCTGACTGTTGGCCTGCAGCTTCATCTTCGTGTCGAGCAACTTCGTCTCGATGTCCGTCTCAAAACCAGCCAGCTCCGTCTGAGCGCCCGTCATGCGGACAATGGCGTCTGTCAGCGCGTGTTCATCATCAGTCAGTTTTGCCTTGGCCGATTCCAGTTTCTCAGCGAAATTCTTCCGGCGTTCCTCCCAGAGAGGGATCTCATTCCGCTGCTCGATATAGGAAATGAGAGTGTAGTACATGGACTTTGCCTCCATATACCTTGTCACCGATTCAGAGAGGGTATTCGCCGTTTCTGCAAGCCTGAGGGCTTCAGATTTGACCTCTGTGACCTTTTCCTCGCACTGGGTGAGGGATTCTTGGGTTGAGGTGATTTCTCCCTCCAGGCGGCTTATAGCGCGTTCTGCATCTTCGTGCTGTTTTCTGATGGTTTCGTAAGGTGTCAGTGCCCGGATCCGCGCTGCCAGCTCTGTTTCCTTATCAGCGCTGTAGCCGATCTCCTGCAGTTTGGCCATGTTGTTTGCCTTGCGGTTTTCAAAACTCTGCTTCTTTTCAATTAACGTTTCCTGTATTCCATTGAGTTCTGCGATCAGGCCTTCCACCTTATCTGCGTCAATCTTTGCCTGAGAGAGGAATTTGCAGGTCGCCGTTTCAACGATCGGGCACCCGGAGTTATCAAGGAATGCCTTCTGTTCCATGCATTTCTTCAGTTCCGCCTGCTTCATGTTGCGGTCAGACATGAGGCCCATGATTTCCTTCTGCATCTTTACAATCTCTTCAGAAGACGATTTCATGAACTCAGCTTCCTGATCCTTCTTCGCCCGGAGCGCCTCCATTTCCTGTCTTGCGATGGAAAGCTCATCGATCCTCTGGTCAATATCTGCCGGGATGGAATCTCCACGGAGAAGATCGATCTTCTGTTTTGATGCCTGGATAGCAGACCTTAATGTGTCTGCGCGGAGCTTAAGCGAAACAACTTCCCGCTGTTTCTGTTCCTGCTGGCCGACGATCTCATCCCTGCGGACCACATCTGCCTGGAGGTTCTTCATGAGTTTTTCCGATTCTTCACATTCTGCAGCCTTCTTCCTGATCTCCTCTGATTTGGCAAGCTGCATATCGCATGCACTGATATTGGTGTTCAGCTCTGAAATAGTCTTTTCATCGGCTTCGGTGTCAGCCTTTTTCTTGTCCCTTTCAGCGGACGCCTTCCGATATTCCTCAAGGGCTTTTGCGTAAGAAGCAGATTTTTCCTTGAGAAGATCATATTTTGCCTGAAGGATTTCGCCCTCCTTCCGGAAGGAGTTGAGCATCATTTCCAGATCCTGCAGCTCCTTCTCCGGATCTCCCTTCTGGCTGATCTGCTCTGTGTGGATCCTGACGTCCTCACGCGCTGCGGCGAGTGCCCTTTTGACGTCTGCCAGATTGTCCCTGGCGATCTTTTCCATGTACTGGTAAATGCCGAGGCCGAGAAGGTTGGCAAGGATTGAAACACGGTCTTCCTTCTTTGCCTGCAGGAAGAGCCCGTACTGATCCTGCATGATGAGAGCGCAGGAGCGGAAAGTCATGCTGTCCATCCCGATAATGTTGATGATTTCCTCCTGCGTGTCTGCGAAACGTTCCTTTGACCTGTTTTCCCATGCGCCATCTTCACCGAGCTGGGATATGTTCAGCGTTGCCCTGCCTGACTTTACTCTCGTCCGGACCACGCGGAACCGGCTTTCCCCGATGTCGAAAACGAACTCGATCGAGCCACCTCTTGCATCCTCTGTGGCGCGGATCCAGCCCTTGAGGTCTCCTTCCCTCGGCTCCTCGTAAAGTGCGTCAATAATTGCGTCCATGAAGAGAGAGGACTTACCGGCTCCGTTCTGGCCATTGATCGTGCAGAACTTGATGTCGGTGAAATCGAATTCAGCGTCCTTGTAATTCCTGTAATTGTGGACACTGATTGATACCGGGCGAAATACGCCATGCACCTTTGATGTGACCGCAAGCATCTGCGCTTTCCTGATGATCGGTTCACCAAGCTCCGCAATCTCATCTGGATCCGGGAACTTCTTTTCATCGAGCCATTTCTTCAGGTTGGCAAGCGGATCTGATTCTTCCGAGAGAAGGTCCTTGTTCGTAATCTCCGCTGTGGTGTCAGCCTCGATCTCAGCGACATAGAAAGCGCCGGCTTCATAAAGCTGCGACTGGAGAAGCGGAATATTCATCGCTTCCTTCTGCTCAGGAGTGCATTTGTAATGGATTCTGACAATCTTATCCTTGACCGTGTCAGCGATCTGCCGGGCGGCGATGTACAGCGTCGGGGACTGAAGGTATTCTGTGACGTCCTCTGGAGCCCATTTCAGCGTGATGAAATGACGATACGGGAGAATATGGAAGCTGGACTCCACAAGCCGTCTCTGGTCAAATCTGTGGACGTAGAAGCCACGTTCCTGACCCTCGTCGTTGAAGTTGAGGGCATTGACAGCGCCTGCGTAGTACACGTTTTCAAATCCGAACACCAGCTGGGGCCTGTGGATATGGCCGAGACAGGCTGCATCGAATTGAGCAGCACGGAGAACCTCGGTCGGAATGACCGGCTCAAAGTTGGCAAAGAAACTGGTCTGTCCGGATTCTGTATTGCAGCCCGGAACTGTGTAATGTGCGGCCAGTACCGCAGGTTTTCCTTCTTCGCACTGGATTCGCAGTCCGAGGACGATCTTTCCGATTTCTTCGGTCCATACCTGGTTCTCTTCCTCCGATGTGAGACCAGGATACTTCGCACGGAAAACACCTTTGTCAAATCCGGGGATACATGCGAAATTCGCATATGCTGTCTGGATCACCTGCGGGGTGGTCGCGATCTTAACCTTCGCATCATCGCGGAAGAGTTCTTCCAGAAGCCGGAACTGACCGGCTCCGTCGTGGTTTGGTGTGCCGCGAAGGACGATCACGTTATTGGTTGTTTCTGCCAGGCTCCTGATGGTCTGCTCCGCAAGGACGACTTCCTGAGAGACCCTATTGGCCTGAACCTCAGCCTGGTTGAAGATGTCTCCGGATATCACGATGATATCCGGCTGTTCTGCTTTCGCCTGTTCCACAAGGGAATTGAGGCAGTTCGCTATGTCAGCGAACCTGAGATTGACGCCCTCCCTGACAGGCCCTTTGTAATTTCCGATATGCCAATCGGAAGTGTGAAGGAGTTTGATCATGATTATTTCCTTTCTTTCCCGCACTGTTCCATCCTGCGGGAAGCCGTGATGAGGTTTGATAGAAGTGCCAGCCCGACATAATCGTCAAGGCCGCATAAGCTGACTCCGTTTTCATCTTCGCTTGCCACTCCTGCGAAGATAACGGTTCCGCGGATCGGGATCTTATGGATCTCCGTACCATACAGCCAGCTTGCCACAAGGTTGATCGGGTAATCTTTCCTCCATGCTTCGTATTTATCCGTAAGCATGCAGACCGCTTTTCCGGGCGGATCGTCTTCCTGCGGGGTATCTGTGTTATGCCAGATGCTGTAGAGCCTTTCCGGGAAGACTGCCTTTGTGTCCGTACAGTACTTCCCGATAGCCTGCCTGATTGCCAGGCCCGGATCCTCTGCCTGTTCCAGATCAAGGGTGTCCGGGCTTCCTGTGGGGCGGAGTATGATAAGATTCCTCATCGCCTGTTCCCCCGTGCCTGTTTCTGGCAATTGAAGCAGAGGGGCTGTCCGAAGTGCTGGGTGGAATAATCCCAAACCTTCTCGTTTATCACAGAGCCGCATTTGCTGCACTGGAAATCATTGGCCCTGGTCTGCATTGTTTGGGGAGCGTGCTGCACAGGTGCTTGGGAGAATTGGTTTGAGTGGTACTGCTGGGAGGCAGCCTGTTGCACCTGTGCGGGCATCGCGTTCGGTGGTTGCTGATACGCAGGCTGTAAGGGAGCAGCCTGTGCCAGCTGCGGAGTGGGGGCTTCCTCGTAGGTGCCGTCCACGTACTGGTCATAGTTTTCGCCATCTGAAGCTTCAATCGCCGCCACTTCCGGAACCTGCGCTTCGATCTGCTCGATCGCAGGAGCTTTGATGGCGGGTGTTACCCCAAACAGATTGGAAGATGATGCGAACATCGCTTCGATAGCCGCCCGCTTTACGTCTGCCTGATCGAGATTCGGAACGAGGTAGGCAACCACGAATGGCTTCTGGAGCTCCTGCTGGGTATACCCGCTCTTGACATGCAAGGCGGTTCTGATCGCCCCGTTGAGAGCCTTAGCCTCACATATCTGTGCGCGGTGCTTCATGAACTCATTTTTCTGAGCTTCCGTCATGCCGCGTGTGGCATCATCGATGATGATCTCATGTGTATCTGTGACTGTTACAATCTCTCCGGTAAGCTGCGGCACTGCGATCGTGACCCTGTAGGCTACGTCCTTGTTCGGGCACTCCCAGCACCGGGGGGAAGTGCGGGACGCAGCGCTTGCTGCGGAGCACTTCTGACAGGTGGTCGGAATGACATGCTCAGAAGAGATCATTTTGATCCCGGCTCCATCGGCCAGTTTCTTCAGTCCATTCTTTGTGATAGCGAGAAGTTTCGTACGCTTCTCATAGTAGACATCCCCTTTATTTGTATCCGGGTCAATCTTGATGACCTGGATCACGGGAGACTTGATAGCAGGAATCCTTGCCACTACAGTGGTATCCCCAAGCAGATTGAACCTGTCTGTCGGATACTGCTGTTCAATGGCAATGATATTCGCTGTGGATTCGCTCATAGATGTACCTCCGATAATTGATTTTATTCCGCATCTCTGCTATACTCAGAGGTGCTGATAGCTTATTAAGTTCACCGACTAAGTAAGCTGATTAGTTCTGACAACTCTCGTCCTGGTGCTATCGTCCGTCAACGTGGTACCATCCAGGGACGGGAGTTTTTTATGCTCTTGTACCTCATGCCGCTTCATCCTCCCTGCGTCTGACTGTCACATAGCGGCTCTCCTTCCTGTTGGCATACCAGTCATGGATACTTCCTGAAGAGAAGTAAGACAGCCACAGGAGCGCAGCCACAATGACAAACCAGTCGAACGCTGAAGTTACCTGATCGGCCAGCCCGGCCACATCGATCAGCTTCGTGATGATTCCTGTCACTACAACAGAAGCGCCAATCTCGCCGATCCTGATCTTGCTCTCAATGTAATCATCCAAAATATCCCTCATTGTTCTCCCCTTTCATATCGCTATCTTCAGCTGCCCGTCTTCGCCTTCAGCCATCAGCTGATAAAGCCTTTCCTGAATCTCGGCTTTCTTGTCATTGAGCCTTTCCTTTTCTTCTACGCAATCGCAGGTTTCTCCCGGATCCAGATATGCACCGCACTCCGGGCAGATATAACCGTACATTTACACCACTCCCTCCTCGATCATGAAGTTTCTGTTGAATATCCTCTTCGGAACACGTCCGGCGGGATAATCATTCGACAGCAGCCCTTTGGCCTGATACTCTTCACGAAGGTTCTGGCATACTTTGTATGCTTTCGACTTTCCGACTCCGAGCATCTGCCCGACTTCCTCTGCCTTGTAATAGGACCTTGCTTCCAGATCCAGCTCCTTAACAACGCCTCTTTTTGCCATGTTCTGACCTGTACCTTTCTACCTGGATTTCCATGTTCTTAAACCTTCCGATAAGCTCATGCATATCATCCACGATCTTCCGGAATGCCCCTTCCTCCGCCTCGTCTACCAGTCCATCTGCCATAATGTTCAGAAGCATCTCCCTTTCCGAAACGAGCTTCCCGCAGGAAATTGCTACCTGTATAGCCAGGCATTCAGCGGATTCTTCCGTGATCTTCGGCAGGTTCCTTCCGAGCGGACAGCACTCAGAGCAGTAGTAGTACTGCAGGTCTTCCCTCTCGCATGCCAAAGAGATCAGCCGGGCTTCCTCCGGCGTCGGGTTCTGCGTCCCGGCCTCGATAGCTGCCAAACGATGATGGTCTATGCCGGTCTCATCCTCAAGGCCCTCACGGGAGCCAAAGCTCTGATCGTGTTCGGAATGCTCCTTTCGTGCGAGATACCACACGTTAGTCAGGGTGCTTGCCCTAAATTTTGGCATTAACTCCACCTCCTCACTGCGCTACACTGCAGGCAGGTACCTGATAGGGATACGGGGTCTTCACTCCAAGGTAAGCGTTGATTGCATCTGCGATTTCAGGTGCAATACTGTTCTCAGTAATTGTCTTGACAACGCGCGTGCGTTCAAATCCAATCGCTTCTGCAAGTTCGGCATGGGTCATGTCCTTCTCAATACATTTGATACGGACTTCCTTCTGCCATTCAGACCGTGGTCTCCGAGTCCTTCTTCTTGTTGCCTCTGGCATTTTCAGTTCCTCCTTTCTCGTTTACTTTTTGTGGCACAGTTGTTAAAATGGCAATAAGCGTGTGCATCGTCACTTTTGCCGGGCGTCGATGCACCGCAATCATTTCCTGCCAGGGAAAGCTCCTTCATGAGCGGTTGCCGCCGCTTATTGCCTTTTATTGTTTGGTGGCACAAGTAGCCACAACCACATAATACTATCGTATTCGATACTTGTCAACATAAGAATATCGTATTCGATAGTTTTGTGTGGTGGAATGTGTGGGTAATAGTATGGGAATCATTTCACGTATCAAAGACTGTGCGAAAAAGAAAGGCCTGACAATTGGCGAGGTGGAAAAGGCCTGCAACCTTGGAGAGAACAGTATTTATAAATGGGATCGAAGTTCACCGTCACTTGACAAAGTACTGCGGGTAGCAAATTTGATAGATGTATCTATCGACTATCTCGCAACCGGTGAAAATGCGCCAGTTTCTTCGTTATCTGACATTGATGTCAAGATTCTTAATAGCCTTCATATGCTCGATGATAAGACACAGAGTGATTTCTTGGGGTTTATTGAAATCTTTAGACAAGCGCATCCAGATAACATGAAGGAACTTGGGCTTATATCTGATACTCAGGAATTGCAAGAAAGGAGAATGATCTCTTCAAAATAATAAGCCTCGAGTGGCACCGGGGCCATCCAGAAGAGTTGAAAGCAATCAAAAAGCGGAATAAACGTCGAAGGATGATAAAGATAGAGAAGCATAAATGAACGACAATATTTCCTCAAAAATAGATAAGCTGCTTTCCTTGTCTCATTCGGACAATATAAACGAGGCCAGATCAGCGCTTGATAAAGCAAGGCTTCTAATTCAAAAACAACAAAGGGATCTTAACCGATCAGGAATAGCAGCTGATCCGACCAAGCAATCACGAAAGGTCACTATTCACGGCCAGGTTGTTGATCTGTCCAAGCAATCAGGACGGAAGAAGTGGGAAATTCTTCGCCACTTAGAAATAATGGAGGAAAGCATAGACATTGTGAATAAGTCAAACAACCTTTCTACTGTAATAACTCGTCTGGATACTGCGATTACTGAATTAAGCTGGCTTATAAAATGCAAAGATTCCGACCTTGTTTCATGTAAACTAAAGCGTTCCGAACAATTAAAAGAACAGCTTTCATCATTGATTGCGAATAAACCAAAAATAATAACCAACGGCATCAAACGTGCAAGCTCTGCCGCGATAGCGCACGCTAAAACTCTGAAGACGCCAAGAGGACAGATTGATCATATTGAGTCCTTTATTGAAGAATCATTATTGTTAAAGGGGTTATATCAAGAAAACATAGATGCATTGCTCTCAATAAGAGCTGCGTTGCATAAGAATGCACCGCAATGATTGGAGGTAAGACGATGAGACATGGCATGCTCTATAACATTAGGCTTTCCATTGATGGACGGGAGGCCAGCGCTGTTCTGGCAGGAGACAATACGAGAGATGGAGGAGCCGAGGCATATCACGCTTCAAAAGTGTTCCGTGATCTATTTATAGGAAATGATCAGTATGACACTCTGACGTTAACGGTTATTGATCGCGAGGATCCGAAGCACATCCTCTGGTGCTTCAAGTTAAAACTTCATGACGATTATGAAAATTATATCCTTGATCTGGTCGGCGGGGAATTTCTGGCCGGCCTTTCAGCGTGAGGTGAATTATGACAGTCGGTGAACGAATAAAGGAGCTGAGGGAAGAACACGGATACAGCCAGACGGACGTCGCTGCAGGAACCGGATCCACCTCGATCGTTATCAGTAATATCGAGACAGGTCGGTGCGGAGTAAAGATCGATCTGCTCTGCGCCCTGTCGGAATTTTTTAATGTATCGACGGATTACCTGGCCGGAATAACAGATAAGCGCTCCAAGACGTACATTGTCTTTGAAAGCCCGGATGAACACGACCTCCTTGACGGGTTCCGGAAGATGAACAAATCTCAAAAGAGGATCCTGCTCGGGACCATGGAAGACATTCTTTCCCGTAAGGAGGCAAACAATGCCGGTATATAAGGATGCTGAACGTGGTACCTGGTATGCCAGCTTCCACTATACGGATTACACCGGCATAAACAGGAGGAAGCTTAAGCGGGGATTCAAGAAGAAAAGCGAAGCACAGGAATATGAAAGGCAGTTCAAGGAGCGTGGCCATAAGGATCCGACCATCACTTACGCTGCATTTGAAAAGGAATATATAAACGACTGCAAGCACAGGTTCAAGCCAACGACAATCGTTGGGAAGGAGAACACCCAGAACAATTATATCATTCCATACTTCGGAAAAATGAAGCTGTGCGATATCACGCCTCTGAAGGTTCGAACATGGCAGAATGAGATGATGGAGGACGGTGCGTATGCTGATACCACGCTGAATCGCATGCATGCCGAATTCTCCTCCGCTTTGAATTATGCCGTGAAGTATTTCAATCTTCAGCAGAATCCGTGCCGGCTGGCCGGATCCATGGGAGCACAGACCGCTGCGGAGATGAAGATCTGGACGCAGGAGCAGTTTGAAGAATTCATCAAGCATGAGAAGAAGGCTGCATACCGCATAGCATTCATGACCCTGTATTGGACAGGCATGAGGGCCGGGGAGCTGCTGGCGCTGACTCCTGAGGACATAGAGCGGGATAAGATGGTGATCCATGTGAACAAGGGATTCGCCGTGGTGGATGGCGCGGAGCTGTTCCTGACTCCAAAGACACCGTCCTCGAAACGAGATATCGAGATCAACAGCCAGCTCCATGAGGAGCTACTTAAGTATATCGACGGTATGGTGATCGGGAGAAAGGAGCGGCTGTTTTACTTCCAGCGGCCCGGAATGCTGAAAGAGTTCCACAAGAAAAGCGAAGAGGCTGGCCTTGAGCCGATCCGCCTTCATGATCTCCGGCATTCCCATGCTTCCTGGCTGATCCATAAAGGGATCCCGATCACGGCGATCTCGAAAAGGCTTGGCCATCGGGACCCGTCAGTTACGCTCAAGGTGTACTCGCATCTGATGCCCGGAGACGAAAGGAGCGTCGCTGAAAAGATCGAAGAAAGCATCCGCGAATCAGCTGATACCAAGTGATACCTTTTTGATACCTGAATTTTTCAAGAATGTATGGAATGAAAGGAAAGTGAAAAATCAAAGCCAGTAAATACGCAGAGGGGATCTGATCATTACGACCAGAACCCCTTTTGATACTCGACGACGAACTCGCTCCATATTTCCGGAAACCCTTGATTTTACTGCATTTGCGATAGGTTAAAAGTTCTCTTTGATACCTTTTTGATACCTTTTCTTCAAAAAAGCACCTTTTGGGGGACTGTTTTTATCCAAGTGAGGTTAAACAGTTTTATCATCCGGATGATACTCCAGGAGATCTCCGGGTTCACAGTTCAGGAACCGACAGAGAGCGTCCAGCGTCCTCAGGTCTATCGACTTAGCCGTGTTATTCCAAAGCGCGGCGATCGTTGGTCGGGTGCGTCCGGTTGCATCGATCAGCTGCTGTTTGTTCACGCGTCTGTCCCCTGCCATTCTGGATAACTTACACTCAATCATGATTACCTACTTTCTCGAACCTGTCAACACCAGGTATCAGGTTCAACCCTCGTCCATTTTCCCACTTTACCATAATGTGGCCAGCATCATCTACATTCTCGACTTCTCCAATCGTTCCCGGCTCAATGGGCCTCGGATCGTTCGGCATCTCGATCAGCCTGACTTTGGTACCTTCAGTGTACTCATCTCGCAGATGCAAGATGTACGATGTTCCAGGGAATCTGATTATCATATCACTGCACCTCCTGTTTTGATCTTCGGACGATCTCATCTGTGATTTTAAGGAACCGTTCCATGAACCAGGGATATATAGCTTCCTTTCTGTCCATAAACTCCCTGATCGCACCGGCGCCGAATTCGTAACTGGCCCGGAGTTCTGCCATAGTTGAAGTATGAACGTCCTTCATATTATCCATTGCTTCACCCCCAGATCGATTTCTTGATGACTTCGTTGTTGCTGTACAGCGGGCCTGAACCTGTCCATGAATATTGGCCATCAGGCCCACCAATGGCGTCAACGATCTTGTGGGTAGCTTCGTCAACGTCTGCAGCCCAAACCTGCAGCCTGATCTTTTCTCCTGTTTCCTTGTGCATCATTCCGACCGAGAAGAGTTGTACAGTCATTGTCATTGATACCATCCTTTCTGCCTCTTGCCCTGAGGCTGGGTGCTATTGTCCGTCAGGATCATCCTACCACGATTTGAGAAGCGTGTCTATTATTTAAGAAAAAATATTTTCTAAAAAAGATAAAATATTTTTCAATTTGTGGTTGACAAGAGATGCTCTGGTGGTATCATGACACTATCAACGGTACACTTGCTCAAACAACTATACAACATCTGGTATTGACGGATACCAACCACTTCACAGAAAGGAATTAAGAAAATGTCAGAACTGATCAAAAAGCAGAGCTTCGGAGTTGAGATTGAGACCTACGGCATCAGCAGAGAGAAGGCAGCAAAGATCATTGCCAACCATTTCGGAACAGTGAACACCATTAAGCACAATCGTTACAGTTATGATCGCTGGGAGTGCAAGGATAACAAGGGCAGGACATGGACAGCCATGAGCGACTGTTCCATCCAGGATCCGACCAGAATTAGCTGTGTGAATGGCAAGGTTGGATGCGAGATTGTTACCCCGCTCCTTCAGTATGAAGATATCGAGACTCTGCAGGAGATCATCCGGGAGCTCCGGGCAGGCGGTGCAAAAGCCAACAGCTCCTGCGGGATCCATGTCCATGTGGATGCTGCCATGCAGGACGCCAAGTCGCTCCGCAGACTGGTGAAATTCTTCTTCTCACGTCAGGATCTTATCTACGATGCACTTCAGATCGGTGACAGAAAAGACCGCTGGTGCAAGCCAATCACCGAGAGTTTCATGACTGTCCTCCGCAAAGACAGAAACATCAGCCTCAGCAGCCTGGAGAATGAGTGGTACGGAAGGGCAAACGACGGTGCAGGATATGTAGACCATTCCCATTACAATCACACCCGCTATCACGCCCTTAACCTTCACAGTTACTTCACCGGCAAGGGGATTGAGTACAGGCTCTTCAATGGAACAACACACGCCGGCAAGATCAAAGCATACATTCAGTTCTGCCTCGCCCTGAGCGCTTGGGCAATCGAAGCGGATGAGTCTATCCGGTTCAATAGAAAAGACGGCCTCACCATGAAGCAGAAAGAGGATCTGTGGTCATCGATCCTGCGCAACCGCCTCGGCCTTGTCGGCAAAGAGTTCGCAACATGCAGACAGTGGATGCTGGCCGGATATCATCAGGAATCCGGACAGGTAGCAGCTTAACACCATAATGGCTGACCTATCGGCCTGACGGGGAGAAAGGAATCGGCAATGAATAAAGTTATGGAGCTTCACAAACAGGTAATGATGGCAGCTATGGACCAGACTATTACTGATGCTGAGTATTATAAGATCCTTGAGTCGTGCCTGGATGAAATGGAGAAAATCGGGATATCGGACGCAGATATGGAAAATATAGAAGCTGACGTACTGACGACCATGCTTATGATGGCCGGCCCGATAAAGGCAGTAGGTTGAAAATGGGGAATCGAGATGAAAGATTATAATATTTATGAAACAGTGTATCCCGCAGTCGGTGAACCGTTCGTGGAGTTTGTCGGTAGAGTGGAAGCCAGGACGGAAGGATCAGCCCTCCGGAAGGCTGTGAAGCATTTTAAGGTTCATGATGGCGGCATTCCAGTAAGGTACAGAAGGCCGGAGAACTTTTCTGCGAAGGAAAGATGGAGGTGAAACGATGAAGCGTACATATTATGTTGCCTATGGGAGCAATCTTAATATCGCTCAGATGAGGTTTCGCTGCAAAGGTGCGACGCCTGTCGGTGTTGGGTATCTGAAAGACTGGGAGCTGTTCTATGCCGGATCCTTCAGCGGGAATTATGCCACGATCCGTGAGAAAAAGGGCGGTATCGTTCCGGTCGGAGTTTGGCTGATATCAGAAGAGAACGAGAAAGCGCTCGATCGCTATGAGGGATGGCCAAGGTTCTATTCAAAGCAGGAGATAGTGGTCAACATGGTGACCGGGCATGTCGGAAAGAAGATAACCGGAATGGTGTACATCATGAACACACATGCAAAGGAAGGGCAACCTTCACCATCTTATATTGCTACCTGCAGATATGGATACAGGGATTTTGGAATTGCAGAGAGATATCTGGATGAGTCGCTGATCCGCGCCGGGATCGAAGATCCAGATTCCGATATATGGAATCAGTGGTGAGCACTTTTCTGGTGGTTGCGTACAAATAATCCGTTATTTGTACAAAAAATCCGTTGATTGGGCAAAAAACGTTGATAATGGGCATTTTCAAGCCCGGATAATATAGCACTTGCTATACACAGAAAAAGGATGCAGTTTGCCGTCTGCATCCTTTTTCTTGTTTACTGCTTGGGGTTGTTTTGCCGAGGAACGTCGTTCGATCTGGTCTGACACTTGTACACGATAAGGTCTCCGGGCTGACAGTTGAACACCTCACACAAGGCTTCCAATTCGTCAAGCTTTACTGACTTAGCCAGCGAGTGGCACAGAGACATTATCCGGTTCTCATTGATTTTGGTCCTTTGTCCAAGCTCCTTTTTCGTCCAGTCTTTGGCCTTCCTCATGTCGTTAATATGAAGTTCGATCATTGCTTACAACTCCTTCCCTTGTAATATAGTGTTGTGGGAAGGGGAATGCCAGATATATCTACCTTTCAGGGATTTTATCTACTTTTTCGTGATAAAATCCCTATTTTTATGATCGAACTGTTGATAGTTGTGGTACCTGATAAGGAGTGCAGTATTTAGTTATTATACATCGTATTCTTTGATGATCGCATCAAATCCCATATAACGGAGAGAATCCACCTTTGCTTCGGCGTTAGCCTTGATGCTATAGGCTCCGCACTGGACTCGGTAGAAGCCTTCCTGCAGATCCGTAATGAAGCAATCAGTTCCGGTTGCGGAGATCTGCCTGAGCTTCATCTCTGCATTCTTCCGATTTTTGTACGCTCCAACCTGTACTCGGTACAGTTTTCCGGACGGAGCTGGCTCCGGAGCCGGCGTCTCACCTCCGAGCGCGGCAGTTACCTTCTTGGCCAGATCATCCATACGGGACATAAGCCAGTTGCCCGGGCAGGCCTTCGCCGCAAACCAGCGGTGGACGGTCAGGATCATCTCATCCGCTTTCGGCTTGTAAGACAGGGTGTATTCCTTCTGACCGAACCAAATCAGTTTTTTCTTTCCATTCCTGCGACAGATGTCCGTGCACAGTTCGATCAGGCGCTTATAGACCACATCCTTGAATGCATAAGGATCAGCTTTGTCAGACGCACATTCGATCGTGACTGCCCTCTGGTCATTGGCAGAACTGGAAGAGCACCAGCTGCGGACGTCCTCCGGGACACACAGCATGACCCTGCCATCTACTCCAATGCCATAGTTGCAGCTGGCCTGGGCAGAGGAATGATCGAAGCATTCTCCGATCGTCTCCACAGACAGCTGGCCTACGACACAGTGTGGCGTAATCCTGTCGATCTTCATGGTTCGCTTTCCGCTGTTACACGGAGACAGCTTTGTATAGGAAACAAGTGGGCTATTCACTGACGACGCTCCTTCCTCCTTCTTTGCTCCTGAAGGCCAGTAATCAGATGGCGTGACCTTGCTAATTTCGTCATATTTGGTCAGGCCGTGTTTCTCGATGATTTTCATGATCCCGGAGGAATAAGTCGTCCCTGTGGCATATCCGAGGCTGTGGACGGTACTGATCAGGGACTTGTAGTCGTGAAGGTCCTTGATCTTCGAATAATATTTTGGATTGCCGATCGAATACCCGCCCCATCGCATGAAGCACAGGTAATCCACAAACGACTGCTCTATGTCATCGTAAATCCGGAAGTCATCATAGATCGTGACAGGAATCCCCCCATAGACTTCGGGAGTCTTCTTATTGATCCATTTTCCCGGCCACACCCCGAGTCCAATATCCGTCCAGCTTTTGTTAAGGAGATCCCTCTTAATTCCGACCATGTTGTTATAGGTAACAAGGGCTTCCACACCGGGATTATCCCAATATGACCTAATGCCATATCCGTTTTCCTTTGCAGCCTGCGCGATAAGAACAGAAGGCAAATAAAAAGCCTGGCCAAGCTCTTTCTCGAAGCGCTTGCAGGCTCTTTGTGCTGCCGGGTAAACCGCTGTGATAAATTCCAGCTCTGACGTGCATACCTTCATATCAGACCTCCTTTACGAAAGCGTCGATTCCCTTCGCTTTCAGCTGGGCAGCTTTTCTCTCGGCGTTCGTCTTCCCGGAATAAAGGCCGACTTGGCATTTATAAAGGTTTTCTTCCTGTATCATCTTCACCGGGAAGCCCTTGCTCTTGATCAGCGCTTCATGTTCGCGGTATTTGGTGATATCAGAATAAGCCCCTGCCTGCACACGGTAGTGCGCTCTGTACTTATCCTTGAAGCGCAGAATAAAGTAAACCTTTGTGTTCTTCGCAGACAGACTGCCGATGAATTTGTTTATCTTCGCGCCTTCCCCGCTGTGCGGTGTTGCATAAGCGTGCCCGGAATCGAAAGACTTTTCACCACCGTAGTAGGCGTTTGTATGGTTCATGCCTGAATATCCAAGAAGGATATCGCCGTCGCAAAGCTGCATATGATCATACATGTACTTCGGCGTTTTTCCTCCGGTGCTGATGATGTCGAAGTACTTTTCTACATCCTTCTTAGCATGATCATTCAGCCAGACAATCTTCTGCATTCCACCGTACCATGACGTACATTTCACGCCGATTGCCTTCAGCGCCCACTGCGGACCATCAACGCAGTTGATCTTATATTTCCCAGCTTTTCGGGCTGCTTCAAATCCGTTTGCCTTCTTCCTGCTTGTATTGCAATACGTCCACTGGTGACCAGCCTTATTATCGGCCTTCATTGTGGTGTTCATATATTTCAGGTATTCCAGGAACTTTTCGTTCAGTTTCATGTGTCATTCCTCCCTGTAAATATGATTGTTAAAATCAAAAATCCTGCGATGAGGATCCACCGCAGGATAATCCGCATTATTTCGTCAGACATCTTCCTCTTCGTCTTCTTCGTCCGGCCAGATCTTTATGTCATCATCGTCATCTTCTCCGACCGTTTCCATTTCGTACTGCACCCGATTGTATTGTGCAGTGGAGATCCCCAGGAGTGCGCCCAAAAGCGTACAGATGACCGTCGTGGTCTTGGCAACCTGATCGGCATATGGCCATCCCCAAATAGCTGCCAGACCGACATAAGCTGTTGCCAACGCGGGAAGGACTATCATCGTGATCCATTTCAAAACGTCATAAACCTTAGAATTTAACTGCATTTGAAAACCTCCTTAATAAGACCAGTCTCGTTTTTCAAGTCTCTCATTGTATCCATGTTTGATATGGGATACGGTAGCGGTTGTTTGGTTGTTACGGAATTTTGGATGCGCCTCGCAGTAGGATTCGTAGGAGTCAATGTCGGACATCGCCTGATCCCAACTATCTTTACTGTGACGTTGCTCCGCTTGCAGTTCGTCCTCAAAACGAAGGATCCGGACACGGCACGCCACGGCATTGTAGCTGTCTGCCTTTGCGTCTACCGTGTCGATCTTCTGATCTAAAGAGTCAAACCGCACGGACATATCATCTGATAGGTGCCGGATGGAGTCTGTAACACCCTTTAGCCTGTCATGTTTTTTATCATGCCGGTTTATCAAAAACTGGATGAATGCGAATAGACCACCTCCCACCAAGATGCCCGCAATAGATGCAATAAAGTCCATTGGCCTTTAACCTCCATACCAATAAAAAAGATCAGCTTTCGCTGATCTGATCGTGTTACTGTTCCTGTTCCATTTTCATGATGTTTCGCAGGTGAGCCAACTCAGTCGCCTGCCTTTGGATGATTTCGCCCAGGTGGTGAATAATTTCATCCTGTTTTTCTGTCATTTCTATGTACAATTCGAGCGTCTCTAACAGCTCGTCATCCGATAAGCGACTCATCCTGTTCTCCGTTGTTATGTGTCAAAACGAATTCGCTGAATATCTTTTTCCTAAGTTCCTCGCTGTCAGTCTTATCCATCATGGCGATGTACGCCTGGACAGTTTCATTTGCCTCAAAAAAGGTCATTTCCCATCTGGAGTATAGATCCTGTACCTGCTTCAATCGACGCTTCATACGAAGCGATGTACTTTTCCTGAGCCTCATGGAGTGCGGTTTGATAAAATATCCGACAAATTCAATTCCACACTCTATAGGCCTGATTGCAGTTTTGTGATTGAAATTCAATAAAAGGCGATTTTCAAGGAAGTCATTCAGCTTGTAATATGTCTCATGCAGCTTTTCCTTACTGTCCATAAGCACGACAATATCATCCATACATCGGATGAAGAAGTGAAGCTGCAGCTCCCGCTTTGCGTACTGATCCAGCTCATTCAGGTAAACATTACCACTCATGTGCGACATGCCGCCGCCAATCGCAACCCCCTTATTCCAGAGCAATTCCCTTTCGTCTATGGTCATGGGGTTAGATGCACCGCGCGGAAGGCCAAAAGGCTTTGACGCGAACCTGGTGTAATGGTCCAGCAGATCAAGCGTCCTCCGATCGGCAATCTTATGTTCATAGATCCTCATCATGACATTCTGATCGATACGATAGAAGAACTTCTCACAATCCGCTTTCAGATAATACCATCGCTTTCCGGAATCAGCGCAGTAGTTGATCCAAGAAGCCAGACGCTGGCCGGCAGCAAGGTTCCCCCTTCCGGGGATACATGCATATGAATCTTCAATCCACCCTTTTGCGAGACGCTCATTCAGGGCATTATAGGCTGACCGCTGTATTACTTTGGTCGTGTAGTCACTGCAGGTAATCTTCCTGAGCTTCGGCTCATATACCGGAAACGTGCGGTATATATCCGGTGGATAGGTTCTGCTATAAAGGCAGTCCGATATCCGATGAAGGTTATCCTCCAGGTTATCCCAGAACATCAGCTCCTCTGGAAGAAACCGCCTGCCAAGAGATGAATCATGTTCAGCCAAACGGAGACTTTCAAAAGAAGCTATTTCATCGAAGACATTTTTAATCACGAATGCACTATCCCTTCCGGAGCATTGCAGCGTTCTCGATTAGCGTAAGATACTTGCGGCATTCCACATTCGCTTATGCACAAAGGCAATTTTTTGGCAAGAGCCACGGAGACGTGATCCTTTTGCCACCTTGTACTGGATGCAGCCCCTTAGGGATGCAACTTCTGACGTGTTACATTTGTGGCAAGAGCGGCGCGGAAGCCGATGTTGTCGTTGGCGTTGGAGCGCGCGTTGTTGAGGTTCACGTAGAAGACACCGGCGTTGCCCGTGTTGTTCCAGTTCCCGCCGCAGATCGCCATCCGCTAGTATCACGTTCCCGTCTTTCCTTTTCGAGTTTCATCGGCATAGGCAGCTTTCAGCATACCGCCAACCTGCTTGCCGATTTCGCCTATCATGCCAGACAGGATATCGTATTGCTTTGGAGCGATATATCGCAGATCGTAAGCCAATCGTACATATTTCTTCAGTACATTTACGGACACATCCAATTCACGTAGAACCGTTTTCTTCTGGGTATGACGTTTCAACTCTTCGAGGTTCCATACAACATCGTGCATGCACTTCTTTATGTCAGTAACCAGACCATATTTTTCTGAATGCGGGAACTGTTTCAGAGGTGTTTGATATGCATAAATCATCATATCGTGTACCGATCGTTCAACTGGCAGTTCCTTTTCCATTGCTCACGACATCCTTTCTTACCGCACGCTGAGACACATCGTAGCACACATTACCAAATCTATCTTTTTTATCTACTTTTCATAGATAAAATCTATCTTTTCATGATTTTTAGCCTGAAAAAAATTGTAATCACCGCTATCGCGGTGATTACAAAAAACAAAATTCAAATTACAAGTCGCAATAAGCGGCGCGGAAGCCGATGCCGCCGCTGGCGGTGGAGCGCGCGTGGTAGAGGTCCACGCAGAAGACACCGGCGTTGCCCGAGTCGTTCCAGTACCCGCCGCAGATGGCCATCCGCTCACCGCCGAGCTGTGCGTATCTATAATCACCGCCATAAACGTCGCCAGACTCTTCCGGATACAGAATCAGGGCTTTGATAAGCTCCGGAGCAGTGAGACCAGAGGCAAGTGCCAGATCCTTAAAGCCTGTTCCTCTTCCCGTGGAGCCATCGTCTGTAACAGTACCGCTCGTAAGAGTGAGCTTATTGTTAAGGAAATCATACTTCAATGATCCATCGGCACCAGGTTCGATCAGGGATCCGTCCGCAGAGATCGCCTTCCAGGCAGTGGAATTGGCTCCGAGAGATACCTCCGGATCCATGGCATTTGCGTACGGAATGATATTGATCTCGCCTGCATTCAGCCTCAGGCCGGCGTTCCATTCATATACATTACCATTCAAATCAGCTATGCCATTCTTCGTGTGATCATGGTACCAGGTCTTTGGCCCAGAACCTGTCAGGCAGCGAGATACTCTGTTCTCGCTATCGTAAGCTGCGGGCGTTCCTTTCTCAAAGGAATACGCATGATCTTTCCCATAGTTGTTGTTTCCACGGGGCATCGTTCCATTTTTCTTTGTCCACAGAGCCACTGCCGCCCAGAGAGAAAACGGAGTCAATGACCAGCCTTTCCCTTTGTTACGGCAGGCTGCGAGAGCATTATCATGGTTGATTGACACTTTCGGGTCCCTGAGCGGAAGAGAGTAACCTCTGTCGTTCATCACGATATTCTGGAACTTCGAGAAGTACATGACATCTTTCTCAACGGAATTGACCTGGAAGGCCGGGTGTGTGATGGCAGAGCCACCGGATACGATGTCGGAGTTCTGGAGCTTCGTGATCGGTACCATGATTGACGGGTAACCAATGTTATCAAAAAGGACGGTGTTCTCACCGCCAGAAATAGCCTCAACGGCCAGCTTCAGATCATCTAAATTCAGTGCCATGTCTTAAGCCTCCTTTGCCCACAGTGTCAGGATGCACTTCGAAATGTCGAAGGGCACCGCAGTTCTGGTAGTGATATACTGCTGTGACGTCGGATCTTCCGGATCGTAATCCGGGTTCTCGATTTCATCGTCCACATATTCCCGTGCAGGGATAAAGATCTGAGCGCGGTAATTCTCTGCACCCTCAACACCAATCAGACCACCATAGCGGTCTTCACAGATGTCGATCAGGACGTCATAATCACGCTCCTTTTTCTTAAGGTTCATCATGAGCTCGTCGTCTTCAAAGCTCACAACATTGCCGGTCTGCTCAAAGCTCAGATATCCTGTGCCGCCTACCGGACGATAAATTACCTGAATGTCTCCCATTACTGATACCTCCTTGCATCTTCGATGGTTTCTCTTGTCCTTGCTGCTATGATCTCTACGGCCTCACGCATTGCGGGATCGCTGCGATCGAAGTCGAACTGACTGGCCACATGAGCTTCATCTGCTTGACGATCCTCGCTCTTGATGATGATGTTCGCCATTAGAATCCTCCTCTCACGTACAGTTTCAGTGTGACGGATGACGCAGATCCGGTGAAGTGGACCTTGAATCCGTTCGCCAGCTTGTCATAGATCTCGACATCTCCTGCAGAGCAACCGGGGGATCCGGACACGGAAACGATCTCATAAGTGACTGTATAGGTCGTTTTATTACGGAGCTTATCAAGCTGGACGGTATAAACCGAACTGTTAAAAGGATATGCATAAGTATTCGTGAGCGTTACCTCATGAATCTCTGCATCCAGACCTTCTACATCCCTCTGAAGGTGAAGACTATTCAAAAGTGCCTCTTCGGCAACCATCAGCGCTTCAAAGATTCCGGCATCCATGTTTTTGAAGTTGGCTGCATTCTGGGGTGTACCGGGTTCCTCAATCGTGCCGGGTGCTTTTTCAAGAGTGAACAGGTCACCCCCCAGGCCGGTGAGTTCCACCCGGTGAGGATACTCGACCTGCCTGTCTTTCCAGTTTATTAACTCTCTCATCTTATCCCTCCGTTGTCTCAGTGATACCAATCCGGACAACATAAGCAAAGCCGGTGGCCACGTCATTCATTGACAACGAGACGGTTTTTTCATACCAGACCTCGTTATCAGTGTTGATCAGCTGCACCTTAGTGACCGTGCCGGTGACGTTCTCGATCATGAATTTTATCTTCACGATCGTTCCGTCAATGGTAATGCTGTCCAACGTTACCGTATGCCATGTGCCGTTGCAGCAAAATTTCGCACATGCCACACGCCGCTTGATGTATGACCGAAGGTCTGACAGCGCGGTGCTTGTCAATAGTGCCATTCAAATATCCTCCTCTCCGCAATATGTTATATCAACGCTGTATATTTCATCGGCGGTGTTGATGGCAGTGCCATGTTCCACCGATAAAAACCCACGGGAAAGTAACGGTTCGCTTCCGGCTTCAAGTTCTCCGGTCGGACTGAAATGCAATTCAATGGCGTTTTCACTTTCAGCGAGAGTGATGCCAGGATTTGTAATCACGACCTCAGTTGATATGCCTGGATATGTGCCAGCCTCTATTTCACCTGCAGAATTAAATGACAAATCAACTGCATTCTCGCTTTCTGCGAGGTTTATCACAGGATCGGAGAGGGAAAGGCCTGTCGACACACCGGGATAGGTTCCTGCGATGCGGAAGTTCATCTTCCATGGTGTGCAGCCGACTGTAAGGAGGATCCCGACATCAGACGTGAATTCCAGTTCGTATACAGTATGGCTCTGTTTTACGGTATCAATCCTTTGTTTGAGTGCCGTGATGTCTACGGAAGCGCTACTGTCCACCTGCACAACAAAAATGTTGGGATGGGAGAAGTAGTCTTCCCATCCCTCGTCGTTACAGTCATGAATTTCGCATGCTCCTTCGCCTGTATAAGCTTTCAGGATCTGCTCCATTCTCCATGGAGACATAGGAGCTTTGTTTTCCAGCTTCTTTTGCTGGATTAGTGCGCGCCGCTGTTCATATGGCAGGTCCTCCAACACGGGAAGCCCATATTTGATCTCGTGGTATTTCAGCGCCCAAGTAGCTGTTTGGTACAGCATTTCTTCTGGCAACGAGTCGATAATGGCTTTTACGTTGTCGATCTCTCTGCCCATGACCTCAAATACCCATTTGCCGACATAGGATTTGTCATACCAGTGAGCAGTGACATAAGTGAGCATTCTCTGAGCAGCTTCGCTGTTTGGGAATCTTTCCAGATCTATTGCCATGCTTCACCTCCTTATGTCGAAAAAGATACCGTCCCTGTGACCGCGTATCCGTCTGATCCGAGGCTGATATTCGTTTCTCCATTATTTACCAAGAAGGTGGCAAAGTCGGTCACTCCGTCGATATTAGCGAGTGCTGCGTACAGTTTAGCGTACCTCAGGACATTATCTTCCTTTGCCGAAGCATATACCGCTTTCACTGCATCCTGGAAGGCAGATGAGACAGCGGCAATGGATGTTCCGTCAAGTACAAGTCCCGTCGCAACATAATTTACCTGAATGGTTGTGGCTGCTACACAGGTCAGCTCTGCGGAGCCTGTCGGAAGAAGCCTTGCGCTTCTGTCGTTCGGGGACAGGATCAGGTCAGATACAGCCTGAACCATTTCAGCACTGGCGGGCTGGCCGTTGCTGTCCACAAGGATCAGCCGGACAGTGCCGGGGCCGTTCCATGCCGGATCTACGATACAGTCACCGATGCCGTTCACCTGAAGCGCCCATTTCCTCAGGTCCGAATCATTGCCGATGTAGGAATTACTGTCCATGTTCTCGGCGTGGATCCGCTCGTAGAAGTCGTCATCGTCTTCCTCGTCCATGCCTCCGGAGGTGGGTGTGCTATTCGTGACAGCAGAAACCTCGTCGATAGGGTCTTCCATGACAGTGATCGTTCCTGCAGCAACGTTTCCATCGGCGCCTCCTTCCACAGCTGTAACAGCAACATCAAGGGTTCCGTCTTCCTCCCATTCCACATCCTCTATGGATTCGAATTCTATTGCGTCTTCTGTGTCTGTCGCGGGAACCAGGAACACGGTTCCTGCCTCGATCACGGTCCCGGCTTCCGCAGTGACCTGAACGGTTCCGGTTGCCGCCATGGCCGACTTTCTTGTTAAGCCGGCATCTGCTCCGTGAAGGTCAAGGAATTCATCTGCAGCATATTCGGGGAATGCCGCCATAAGTGCCTGCACGAGCCCCTCCTGGTAGAGTTGGGACAGCTCGATCGCTGTCGGCATTGTGAAGTCATAAGGAAAATCACCTTCCATCTGCGAGATGTCCTCAGGAAGGTTCTCCATCATTCGTTCCTGTATATCATCTGTATCTGTGTCTTCCAGAAAATCCGGATCTTCAAAATCAGGTCTTGCCAACTTTCATCACCTCCTCAGGCCTCTGCTTCAAGAACCGCATCTACTGTGAACGGCTCTTCTTCAACGCTGTTGACAGTGAATCTCACCCTTACGTGCCCTCCATTCCATGTGAATTCAAAGTTCTCGACAGAGACCGTTCTCGGATTCATCATAAGGGCTTCTTGAATTGTTCGCTGAATTGCCAACTCCACTGCGTTTTCATCGTTATAGCTGATAGCATCATCCATCTCTGTTCCCATTTCATCGGAATAGGCCAGACATGTATAGCGTTCCGTATACACCGCTTTCACGCACCACACTTTATATGCTTCTGTGCCGGAGCTTAGTGGGATCTTGTTCGCTGGCGTCCTTACAAAATCACCGGTAGAAAGATCCCATTGAATGGAGGGCCGATAAGTGGTGTCATAATTATCAGATTCCGGTGTGAAGACAGGAATATCTGCAGTTGGGAAAAGATTCTCTGCCATTTCTCACCTCCTATATTGCTGATCCTTTTTTTATAACTCCAAGGATAACCGGCTCTTCCTGCACCCAGATAAATACCACATGATCTCCGGCTTTCAGCTTTGGCCATTTATGACTGTGATCATAGCCTGTACCGTTGAGTGCTGTTCCGGTTGACTGCCCTGTAAGATATTCGAGAACACTGTAATCATTCTTCGAAATCTTTACATTCATCGTGTTTGGCTGTAGGTACAGGCCCTTTTTGATCACACCAAAATCAAATGTCAGACCAGTCTCCGAATGCTCATTGATCCGCTTATCCAGTGTTTTTGCAAGCTTTGAAATACCTTCCTTTTTCCTGTCTGCCATATTTCCTCCTTTATGACAGCTTGCCCGCTGTCACCCATCCGCTGATTTTGGTCTTTTTGAAATTCCTTGTCTTTACACGGTACGGATGTGCGGCTCCTGACTTTATTTTCGTGATCTTTACTTTGCCCTTTTTTGCGGTTTTCTTCTTTGCCTTTTTAGAAGCGCCGGCATAATATGTGCCGCCGCTAAAGGTGACGATGTCTCCTTTTTTCAGAGACGATCCGCCGCCTCCTTCGCTATCCAGGTTAAAACGTTCAGAAGGCTTAACCGTGCATGTCATCAAGCCGGAGGACATGTCATGTGTGACAGCCACAACGATGTAGTAGTCTTCTCCGACCGTTTCCGTATTAAGATAGACTTGATCACCTTTTTTTACAGCCGGAATGTCCGGAAGAGTAACAGTGATATTCTCATCCTCGACGCCTTCATCTGCCAGTGTCTGTTTCGCTTCTTTCTTCAAATCCTTCAGCTTTTCTTTGTTCCCCTGAACTATGATTTTCTGACGGATTCCGAATTCTGTGCTCCCATTTACTGTGGCTTTAACTTTGGCGTTACCGCTTTTGTTCTTTTTTCCATAGATCTGGACACGCGTAACCATACCGGCCGTAGATATTTTATGGTTTACTTCAGTGAGGTTTTCGGCCTCACTGAAGCAATAGATCGTGTCGTTGCTGCCATACCTGACAACTGACACCGAGGTTTGAGATGCTCGGAGGACAGCATCCACTCCTCCTTTTTTACGAGCCTCCTTGAGGATCTTTACGATTGCAGTCCCAAGACGTTCATTTGAGTACACCATTTTGGGATGGGATACATTCGGGCCGTCGTAGGAGGCTATTCCGACTCCCCACTTCGAAAGAGTTTTCTTGATAGCAGTCTTTGTCTTGGTGCCTTTCTTAAAATACACATGGTCGTGTGATTCCTGAAGATCATACAGACAGTCGTATGCTTTCGCTTTGAATGTCTTGCCGCCACTGCGCGTAGCGGGATTCCAATCGACAATCTTTCCGCATACAGCCTCTGCATAGGCGCCGCCGTTATAGCTGTACTGAAACGAGAGCCAGCTCCCTGGAGCGGCAATTGATGACAGCGCACCGAGCGTTTCAGAATCGTTTTTGCATTCAAAATTCATCCTGGTAGAAAGCTCATCTTCCAGCTCTTCCCATGACGGTTTTATCGCATAGCTTGTAATGTCATATTGGGTTCCCTGTGCGTCACTGACAACGATCTTGTATTTGTACTTACTGGGATCTATCATGCAGCACCTCCTTACGGCAGCGTAATTTTGGTGCCGGCATACAGGTACTTACCGTTTGAGCATCCTTTTCGGCCATGTTTCTTTGCTGCTTTGTTCAGAACCTTCTTGTTTTTCTTGAGTATCTTTTTCCATTTTTTGGTGGTCCCGTAATGCTTTTTGCTGATTTTCGAAAGCGTATCACCTTTTTTGATGGTGTATGTGACCTTCGCAGACGCGCCATTACGGTTCGTTTTCTTTTTCTTTTTCTTCTTAATGCCAACCTCCGTAGTGGTATATACACGGGTTTGGCTATAAGCGTTCAGGACAATACTGTATTGTATGTCGCCGTGGCCACCGACCGGCTGATACTGGAAGGATCCGATAGTGACATCCATATCGATGCCTCCTCCGGAAACAACAAGCGTCAGGGGGGTTCCCGCCTGACGCCATTCTTCCAGCTGCTTGACGCATCCTGCCGGATCCTGCCATTGGCGGTTGATCCCCGACATTTGCGACCTATCAGAGCCCCAGAAAGTGGCGCTCCATTTTACCAGATGTTTGCTTGTTCCTTTTGGGAACTGCCGATTCCCCATCGCAATGAGATTGTACGACTGATATGCCGTTTCTCCCTGCACCGTGAGAGAATCCTCCGGAAGAGAAGGGAATCGGAATTTATTCGATTTGTTGGACAACTCTGACAGATAGATATCCATGCTCCCTCCTTATGCCACTGGTCTGTTTTCATAAGTCTCTGCCAACATATCGGCGATGTCTCCAGCCATGGAATCTGCATATTCCTTCATCTTCTTATTCATGGCTGCCTGCAGTGATGCGCCGTCCATTCCGTTGACATTGATCCTCGGATTGAACTTGACGTTCGCATTGTTATTGTTCGTGCCGCCTCCGATCTCGACCGGGACGGGCGCTGCACTCGTTGACACTGGCAACGGCGAGTAACCATCCGCAAAGCCAGGGACACCGAGCGCCTCGCCGGCCTGTGCCCAGAGATCCAAGCCTCTGGAGTGCTTATCAGCTCCGACCGGGATTACAAACTCCGGACCGTCTTCACCGATCCATGACAGGAGAGGCCCGTCAACATAACGGCCATTCGCACTTGCTGCTGCGCTTGCAATCGTCGCGGTGGCTGTTCCTCCGGCAGCTGATACATTGATTGACGCTGTCGGGTTTGTGATATTCCAATGAAGAGTGACATCAACATTTGCGGATGTGGAATAGCTGCTGATAGCACTGTCAATGTCGCTCTGTACTTCCGCTGACATCTCGCTGGCATTGTTTGTCTGAGAGAGATTTACATCAACTTCAGCATCTGCCTCGGGCGGATCTCCGTCTATGGCGCCCTGAGCTTCCTCCTCGACTGCAGCGGGGATTTCAGAGGCATCTGTTTCTCCTGGTGTAACAGTAGTGTCAGCTTCAGTTTCCACATTGGTAGTGTCTCCGTCTGCTGATTCTTCTATTGCACTTTGAAGCTGTGTGGTATCAGTAGTAATGCTTTCCGGGCTGAATGTGATAGTAGCCCCAGCAGTAAGCTCTGCTTCGGATACGCCAGTCATCCCGGAAAGTTCTTCCATTGTGATCCCCATTGCGGACGCCAGCTGCTCTACAGCGCTCGGTTCGTCGACATCGACCTCACCTAACGTGACTTTCACTCCATCAGCTGTGTATTCCACATCAGATCCTCCGGCCTCTACTCCGGATATGAAATTGTTGATGGATTCCCGCATTGCCGATGCGCTTTCCTGTGTGACAGTCAGCTCCTCGACCTGGGCTTTCATTCCCTCTACTTCTACTGGCTCTGTTGTGGTCTCTGCAAGAGATCGTTCCAAAGCGGCGCGAAGCGTGTCATTTCCGGCATATCCGTTCTGAATAGCCTGTATCAAAGCGGTATCTCCGCTCTCTACGAGGGAGTTGGCAAATGTCTGCCAACCAGCCTCTGTATTACCAGCGGCAGCTCCTACCTGGATCGCCTCATTGTAGGAATCCATAAGGGCCTGCGGTACAGCGCTGCCGGCTTTGATGTACTCATCAATAGCGCCCTGCATATCAGTTACGTCTGGTATCATCTGCGTGTACAAATCCTTCAGGCCTGCATCAGCGCTCCAGTTTGTATACGATCCCTGAAGCGTATCCATCATGCTGTTAATCTGATCTGCATTTGAAAGCTTTCCGTTCTCGTCATAAGTGGCAGATTCACTGAGATAAGCGGTTGACTTTTGTGCTTCCTCAGGAGCTGCAGCATTCCACGCTCCGATTTCTTCGGAGTAGGCATTGTTCAGCGTTCTGGTTTCGAAGCCCAGGGAATTCGCTATTTCCTTGTTCTTCTCATACTGGATAGCCTGCCTCCACTGTTCCTGCATAGTCTTAATATCGAGACCGGCTTCTGCAAGCCTTCCTTCGTTATCAAGCGCATGAAGTATGGTATAGAACTCCTCTGTTGACTGGTCGAGGGTATCGTTCGCGGCCTGCCTCTGTTCCTGAAGCTCTGAGACGAGGTCCTTGTAAGCTCCACCAGTAAGCTGTTCGCCGCTCATGTTGCCATATTTATCACTCAGAAGATCCATTGATGCCTGATTTTCTGCAGCTTTCCACTTATTGACTATGCTGTCTATTTTCTCCTGCAGAGCGGAGATGGCCTGTGACTCATCTGCTGAGATTATGCCATCCGCAAGTGCATCAGATACTGCAGTTGAAAGCTGTGAAGAGAGTGAAGACATCTCAATGTTGTCTTCAAGGGTCCATGAATCAATTGCGCTCGACAGCGTTTTTCCTTCCGGAGTGGAAAGAGTAGTGTCTACTAATAGCTTGGCACTAAAGGTTCTTCCGTCGAGCTCTTCCTGCCTGGCATCAATAAACGACTGCACATTCGAAGCGTAGGTTTCAGTGTCATCCTGCGAGAGCGTAACGCCTACCTTGGCCTTGTACTCAATCGCCGCATTTTTGTTCAGAGATTCTTCTGCTGAAGATCTCAGCGTGTCTGCATTCCGAAGCTCACCAAGAGCCAGATCAATATTTGCTTTCCACTCAAGCTCCAGAACCTCAGAAGCGATAGCCTGTTTCTGTTCTTCGGTCAGTTCAATTGTTCCGAAGTGCGCCTCAAGGCTGCTTTTTACTTCTTTCTGGTTGTAAGCATCGATTGCTGTGCACACACCCCATATCGCAGTAGCTGCCGCAGCAATTCCAAGGGCAACCATACCGGCGGTTCCGAGGCTTCCCCATGAGAAGCTTCCGACTTTCTGCCCGAGATCGTAGACCTTTGCTGCTACACCAGCTATCTTTTCACCTGCGATCACAAGAGCACCAAGGCTCAGCCAGTCCGTCAACTGCGCCTCATCGCCTCCAGGAAGGACATCCAGAGCGTTTGAGAAAAGGCCACCGACGATATCTGCGATCGTGGAAGCTCCGGAACTGTCGGCCCATTCACGGAACGGGTCTGCGATCAGCGTATCCCATGCAATATTGACCTTTCCGAAAAAGTCCGCTTCCGTCCATTCCTTCGTATTGGTCATGTTGAAAATCTTTTCGTCTACTCCATCAAAGATCTCATTGATCTTTTCCTCCACGCCTGGCAGTGCGTCTTTAAGTGCATTGGCGCCGGCAGTGACATAAGGTGCGAGACGTGTTCCGAAAGAAGTCTGGACCTGATCCCACTGTGAAGAGAGCAGAGTAAGAGATCCCTGCATGTTGTCGAGCATCGTGTCCGCCATCCGCTCTGCAGCTCCGTCAGCGTTGTTGATGGACCTTGTGAGATTCTGGTAATCTTCATCTGACGCATTGATAATGGCAAGCATACCGGACATGGCGTTCTTTCCGAAGATCGTTTTGACCGCAGCAGCCTGTTCATCTTCCGACAATCCACGGAGAGATTCCCGGGTATTCTCCATAACTTCCGCTAACGACTTCATGTTTCCATTCTCGTCCGTCAAGCTGAGCCCGTATTTCTCCATAGCTGTTGCCATCTGGTCTGTAGGAGCGGCCAGATTGGAGATGGCGGTTCTGAGAGATGTACCTGCCATGGATCCCTTAACGCCTGCATTTGCCATCAGGCCAAGCGCAACGCCGACATCCTCAATCGAATAGCCCATGGCACCCGCGAGAGGTGCGATGTACTTAAAGGATTCTCCGAGCATTCCGACATTCGTGTTCGATGAAGCTGCGGACTGTGCAAGGACATCAGCGAAGTGTGTGGACTTGTCCGCGCTGAGGCCAAAAGCTGTCATTGCATCGGTCACGATATCTGAAACGGAAGCGATGCTTTCACCGGAAGCCGCCGCCAGGTTGATAACACCATCTATACCGGCTTCCATCTGTTCGGGCTTCCAACCGGCCATAGCCATGTATCCGAAGGCCTGTGCGGATTCCGTGGCTGTAAACTTCGTCGTAGCTCCCAGTTCTTTCGCCTTATCTGTAAGGGAAGCGAATTCTTCCCCGGTTGCTCCGGAGATTGCCTTCACATGGCTCATCTCACTTTCAAAATCTCCGAAGGTCTGAAGCGCCGAACCGACACCGAGCCCTAAACCAGCGAAACCTGCGGCAGCGGTGATTGCCCCCATGCCTCCCGATATAGCGCTCCCTGCGGCACTGCTTGCCATGCTACCTCCGACAGAGAGCCCGCCAGAACCGCCTCCTGAGCCCGTAGAGCCACCGGATGCCGTACCTGTGTTATCCTCGGCATTTATCTCTATCGTGGCTCCCTGCCCATTTAGTGAGGCCAGAGCGTCCTCTACATCGGCTATGACATTGGTCGCGGAGTCATCGGCGCCGATATCTACCACTGCATCGTTGCCGTCCAGTGCTGCCACAGAGTCATCCACATCGTTTATGATGTTGGTCGCGGCATCATCAGCGCCAAGCTCCACGTTTGCGTCATTGCCATTGAGGGCGGCGGCTGCGTCCTCCACGTCAGCGATCTGTGCTGTCGCGTCGTCAGCTGCCGCGATTTCCATAGTGGCAGTCATGCCGGATATTCTTGATGCAGCATCCTCGACCCCGGCGATGGTGTGGGTGGCGTCATCGGAAGCACCAATATCAATCTTCCGATTGCTGACACTGTCGATCTTTCGCTCGACACCTGATAGAGTCCGTTCGAGCCCGGATGTTCTGACAGTCGGGTTCATGAGCTTGCTGACCTTCTTTGCAGACGAAGCCAACTTATTGAGCTTGCCCGATATATTCGACAGAGCGGGATCCGTGCTGTCCTGCACGGAAACAGGTATCTCAATCCTGATCGATTCTGCCAAGTCCGTCACCTCCTTTATTTATTCCTGTTATGGTATTCCTCAAGCCGGAGCAACGTAGAGGCGAAGAGGAAAGCCCTTTCGCCTGGAGGCAGGGACATTACTTCGCTCGGAAGGATTCCCTGCCTCTGGAATATCTGATGCAGCAATGTGGCCTTGCCCCCGGCCATGATCAGTTTTTTGCGTTCGCCTGAAGATCCTCTGTGTTGTAACCATTAAGAGCGTCAAGCTGTTCAATGATATAATCAATTTCGCCGGGAAGGAGAGTAGCGATGATGCAATCGAGCGCATTCAAAATAACCTTTCCTTTCGCTTCAAGCCCTTTCCAGAGCTTCTTGTTGTCCCAGAACTTCCGCTGATCGGACTCAACCGTGGAGTTGTAGATCAGGGATGCACGGTATTTCGGGGCATCCGTGCCAATTGCTACGCGAATACCGTTCCGGCGATTCTTGTCGTATTTTGTGTACTTGTTGCGAATGTCGTCCAGCTTTGTGGTGCTGAGCGGATGTACCGTAAATGCGATGAGGAGAGTAGACTCACCATGCACCTTCCGATAGATCTCCAGCGTCTTGTTCTGGTCGGCATCCTCGTCCTTTTCATCCGGGATCATGCCAAGCAGGTTCCGAATGGCTTCATCCTCGTTCTGGATGATTACGGACCTGCGTTCGTCCTTATCTTCTTCTGTAAGGTTCTCGTCTGTGAGATCGAGAGAATCATTAATCTTTACGTCCATTTCAGTCCTCCATTTCTGAAATCATTAAAAGATGGGCTGGAAGGATATCCCTCCAGCCCTTGCGCAAAAGTATGATATATTTGGTAAACCGTCAAATAGACAGTTCGCTCTGCTTCTTAACGGCGCCGTTGCAATGCAGCGAGAAGGCACGCTTCAGAACGTCTCCCGTGGAAACATTCTGGATGTCCTGATCGCCGCTGAAAATGCACTCGTTGTAAACGACGCGCTCCTCGGATCCGTTTCTGCCCTGGATGACTCCGGTCATTGCCAGAACAGGGCTTTCTCCGTTCGCGATCGCATCGAGCACTGCATTGAACAGTTCTCCATCAACAACAACCAACTCGGAAATGTTGATCTTAACACCGATGGTGTTGTTGACTTCAAGCTCCCTGTTCTGTCCGAGCGGGGAGTATGTATAGTTGTTGAAGGAGCCGGAAGTAGAGAAGGATTCAGCCTGTGCGAACGGCTGTCCTGCATCGTTATAAAGCATGGCATCCTTGCCGGCACGCGAATGACGTGCATCTGTTGCTGCTCTGGTATTCAGCATTTCTTAGTTCCTCCTTTCATTACTCCACGTTTGTGCTGAACTGGAAGTAGTAGATCAGGTAGATGTGCTCAGCGGAATCCTTGTCGATGACATCGATATCGAATCCGCAGGTGTCGCCATCAGTTACGACCTTGGTCGTCGGAGTGACGGTGCAGGCGTTCAGCTTGCCTTCTCCGATCATCGCATCTCCAACCCTCTGGATCGCTGCCATAATCGTCATGCGTCCGTTGTTGTCGTTATCGACCTTTCCTGCAAGGGCATCAGCCGCCTGATTGCCACGATACAGGAGCTCATATCTGGTCTTCGTTCTGCGGATCTTCTTCCAGCCGTCGTCCTGATCTGCGTCAGGGGTTACAAGCGTAGTGATCGCATTGTCGGTCCAGACCTGATCGTTGCTGTTGACCTCAAGAACAAGACCTCCGGCAGCTTCCGCAGCCTCGATCTCGGACGGCGTATAGCGGTCCCTCAGGTCGGTGTAGTGAGCAATGACTGTATGCATAATGGACTGGTTCGCCGGCTTCGCAGCGATAAGGCCTGCGATATAAGCCGCGACCTGATATCCATACAGATTGCCATAAGCAGTGGAAACATCCGGGTTGACGACATAGACGATGTTTTCACCGTTGAAAGCCGCCGCCGCAGCATTTCTCTGCGCCTTCGTGAGAGTAGATGCCGGTGCGAAAACCGTGATTCCGAAGGAACCGTTGCGGTAGATCCTCTTCAGGAATGCCTGTACCAGAGCCTGCACAGCTGCGTCCTCTGTGTCGATCGCAAGGACATTGAAGAAGTACGGCTCAAGAGCAGTCAGGCCTTCGCTGTACTGAGCATTCGCAACAGTCGGATCCACGCCACCAGCAAGAGCGGTCTGGGAAACATTCGTTATTACACCTGCACCTGCAGGACTGCTACTGGCCGCGACTGTGAAATAAGCGGATTTTGCGCAAGCTGCAACTGCCGCAGCAACCTCATCGCTGCCTGCGGCAAACTCGAAGAGTTCGATCTGTGTCGTGCCACGGTAAAAGATGATTTCCTTAACAGCGTTGTCCGTGAGTTTGTTCCGGACTGTGACGCTGTAAGATTCATTGCCGACAGATTTTGCCGTGACGACGAGTTTTCCGGTTTCTGCAGCGAGTTCCGCTGATGCTGCCGTACCTCCAGTGCCAAGACGTACCGCAACGATCTTGGAAGCGCCACCGTAAATTGCTTCACGGATTGCGTCTGTGGTAAGCCCGTCACCGAAGATCTTCGTGTAATCATCCTCTGCGGAGATTACGGTCGCTTCCTCAAGCGGACCCATCTTTGCGCGGAAGAGGACTGCTACAACACCATCCACAGCACCGGGTGTTACACCGGATCCTTTTGCCTGGACGTTGAAGTAAGCACCGGGACGGATTTTGGTTTCGCCGATTGTGAAATACCCTGCCATTACTTGACCTCCTTGTTCATGAATTCATTTACTGCCGCCCGGACTTCCGTGACGGTGTATTCCTTTTTCTTCGTGTCCTTGAGCGCCGCCACGACAACCTCGGACGGTACCCCGAACACTTTCCTGCTGGCCTGCATCAGTTCACTCAGCGGATAGGCATCTTCCGCAGGAGCTGTCTGGGCGGGAGCAGTGACCGTCTTCTCAACGGCCTCTGGTTTCGCTTTTGCCATTTCTGCACTCCTTTCACGAATGGTAATTTGCATCGATGTCTGCATGGTTCAACCGATGCACCTTGAAGGATTTCTTGATGCATCCGAATTGGCAGTTCAGTGTGATCTGTCCGGATCTGAGGTAATCAGCCTGGTTGCTCATGACTGTCCTTTGGATATCCATCGGTGAGCCATCGTCCATGATTACCTCTCCTTCACAGGCAAGCTCCTGATTAAGACCCGCCACCATCTTCAGCCTCATCGATGCGTCCGGGCATATCAGATGGATCGATATGGAGCAAACGAACCATGTGAATGAGCCGCCCAGCATACCGTGCTGGTCAGCCGCCAGCTGAATACTCGTCAGCCTGCAATACCAGACCGGCTTTTCAGCTGTGTTTGTGAAGTCGCCAACTTTATCAACGCCGAGCACTATACTGCTATCGCCGAAGAGCGACTTAATGTAACTGGACATGGACAGGATCGGATCCGGATCCGTGGTTTCCTGATCCGGGTATTCCAGAACATCGAAATCCACTTCCTTCACCATAACCGCAGACCCTTCATACTGATAGGCGTCTGTTCTGGACCATGCCACGCACAAAGGAGCCTTGTCTGACGGCTTCATCAGCACATCTCCAAGGCTCCTTCTTACCTGTGCTTCAATCTGCTCTGCAATGAGCGGATTCTTTTCCGTATAGATCAGGCATCTGAGAAGACCAGATGAAGCCCTCTGCGGGTCTGCCATCATGTCAACCTGATAGTCGATCCTCGGATATTCGACCTTGCCACTCCATCCCGGCTGTTGGTCTGCAGGAAATTCCTGGCAGAAAATCGCCGGCTGGTTATCAAATCTCGCCAAACTGGCGACAAGAGTCGCATTTGCTGCGAGTCTGGAGTATATTAACTGGTTAAAATCCAATTATTCACCGCCTCCTTCCTGCTCAGGCTCGATATTGAATTCGATCACAGTCACGAGCCCGTCGGAAGAGTAGCGGACCTGCCATTCCGGTTCCTCGCCCGTAAGCTCGGAAGCCGGGATCTCGAAGTGGTTCTGGACGTTTTGGACAGAGGGAAGATACCTGACGGTGATCTTCTCCTCAGTTACGCCGGATACGATACCGCAGATACCAGCACCCCATGAGGAATGCTTCGCCCAGATCAGCGTCCCCCGCGTAATCTCTTCGGTATTGATCGTCGTCTTTGATTCAGTAATGATAATCGCCATATCATCCCCCTATTTCCTGGAAGATGGAGCGGATCTGTGGCATCGCCTGTTCCTGGATCTTCTGCACGAACGGTCTTGCGGCCATTTTGCTTGTGCCGCCTTCCAGATATCCCGCATATCCCATGCCGGCCTCAATGCCGAAGGTGTCCCCTCCATAGAACATCGTCCAGTTCCTTCTCAGGTCACCAGACCGCACGCCGGGAGGACTGCCGGGAGCTGACGGGCTTGGATTGGCAAGCACCTTCAATTCCTCGTTCCTAAGCGCGTTTGCTGCTCTTGGAAGCCTTTCGGTCACCTTCGTTCGCGCCTCAGTAACCTGATCCTTAACAACCTGCACAATAGCTACTGCAGCCGCTTCAGGACTCATCCTTTCAGGTCATTCCTTTCTTCCAAATAGGCAAGCCCCGCTAATCCGAGGTTTGCCGGGTCATCAGTTGCCAGAACCAGATAGGCTTTCGCGTTATCCTCTGTCGAACAAAGCAGATCCCCTTTCCGAAGATCGCACCGTCCCTTTGTCACAAGTGTGTGGGAGAGCGAGTGCTGATCCTGATCCCACAGATGCTTCGTGCGCTCTGCCTGATTGGTATCTGCCTGTGAGATCACGCCTGTTACCTGTTCGCCGGTCTTCTGATAACCGCTGACAGGATAGCCCATCTGGTTTGTTGTTTCGTTCCTGGAGACATCAAATGTCTTCCAGAGGTTCCCGGGTCTGAGGAACAATCTCGTTTGATGGATCATATGTCAGTGCCCTCCGCTTCTTCGTGGCTCATCATCCCGTTGTAGAAGTACGGAGGTGTGATCTCCGACGTGGCAGGATTCTGTGCCAGGATTGCGATGGCAGAAGCGGAGGCGGCAGTGGTGCCAAGCTCAGACTTGAGTTCGTCATACATTTGTTTCCAGAGCTTTGCCCTTTCACCAAACTTGATGTCCAGCGGCCCGATCTTCTGATCAGGCTCGTAGGCGAACTTCCGCATGATCGCCTCAATGCATCTGAGCTTATGCTTTTTCCACTGTTTCGGAGATGGACTGGAGGACAGATCGGAGAGCACCGCAATGTACTCTTCATCGCACAATGCGCAGGTTTCTACCCCTCCCTCGACCATCGTGTCCCCCAGCTCAAACCGCATCCTGTCAGGACCGTAACCAGCAACATTGGAGGGCGTGTAAGTGTACGCCATCAGGCCTCACCTCCGTCCTCCGTCTTTGCCTTCTTGCGGCTCTTCTTGCGCGGCTGCGGGGCAGGAGCTTCCTCCTGTCCAGCCTCCGTCTCATTTACCGGCGTCTTTTCTTCGACAGTATTTGTCTCTTCTTCAGCAACCTCTGTCACTTCTGTCTGCGCCTCGTCTCCCGTGGTATGCATCTCTTCTTCAGCAACCTCCGGATCATTCATTGCCGTTTCTATTGCCACTTCTACTTTCTGTACTCTCCCGGTGCGGATCAGCACACTCTGTGTGATCTCTTCATCCTGGAGGATTTCGCCGATCAGCCTACGCTTGCCGTTGAGGTTGATCGGCCTCTTTACAATGTAGGCCATGTGAGTCCTCCTTAATTCGCCGCTACGGCCTGATACAGATAGAAGGCCAGATCGTCGCAGGTCTTCTTCATTGCGGATGCCATCAGACCTTCCACGAATTCGGCGTGCGTGCCGCCCTCACCCTCGAATGCATCTGTGGTCATGAAGCTGCCGTTTCCGAGCATATCCCATGTGATGATGTAGCCGGCGGACGGCTCCTCAAGAGACGGGGTCTTCGGGCAGTAGGTCAGCAGCGCGTCACGGCTGTTGAAGTTGAACTGCATATTCGCAGCCTGTCCGAGTTTGGCAACATTGCGGGTCCCGTACAGAACCTTAACTTCCTCGATACCGAGGACGGTCGCGATAACCTGCTCATTAACGAGTGCCGGGTTCGGGGTGGATCCGGAGCCGGTGACTCTCTCAAGGAACTGCGGATGGTTCTTGATCGCCACATAGGCGTCATAGCCAAGCGTCAGCCTGTTCGGAAGCCTTCTTCCGTTCAGGAGCATGTCCCTCTTCAGCTGATCGAAATAGCCGATGATGTCCGCATTCGCGTCATTGAACTGAAGGAACTCGTTGGTGCCCGGACTGGAAGCCTTTCCGGTCTTCACATTCGCCCATGCGGATGCATTGAAGAAGCCGTCAGAGAACACATGATCCAGATGGATCTTCATCTGCTCTGCCAGCAGACGGGTCTTCGCGCGGCGCGGATCAATGGTTGCCGGAGCGCCAGATCTCTGATAATTCAGGGCAGCAATCTGGTCAACGCCGATGATCACCTGATCGACAGCCACGGAATATGTCTCTTCCGAATGACTGAAGACTGCCGGAGCAACCTTACCGAAGGCCGGTTTTCTCTGAACCTGGTCAAGTGCCAGTTCCTCTTTGTGGAATACATAGTAGTTACCGGTGCTGGTCGGAACCGGAAGAATCGGGAAGATATCCGGTGCGACATAGAACGACGGCTCCTGGAAGTGCGCGATAGCCATGTTCGTCAGATACAGGTTCGGCTTCCAACCTTTTGCGATACTGTTCTCAATGCCAGCCGCAGATGCATGCATATCTCTCTGTGCCATTGTTTATCTCCTTTCTGATACTGGTCTGTTACGATGCCGGTACAACCGCGCCGCTGTTAAGCAGCTGGACCTTGATCAGGTCTCCTGCGGCGGTCGCGGCTTCCAGTGCGCGGGCAATGATGTGATTGCCGGATCCTGCCGTTACAGCTTTGCCAGCAGCTGTGGTTGCAAGAAGTGCACCTGCATTGATCGCTGCGGATGCCTCCCAGAGCCCGATATCCTTGATCTGGATATCCACGTCACCGCCTGCGGCGACAGCGTCCGGGTTGCTGATCAGCGCGATACCAACACAGTCTGCTCCGGCAGCCGGAAGAGCGACTCCGGAAGAGCTGAGAGCGAGGGCAATGGCCTTCGGTGCAGTGAGCGCAGCTGCAGCCTTGAGGCTGATGGTCGGGCTCTCATTGATCTGGGCATATTCGAATGTAGCCATGGTCTGATTCTCCTTTCTTACTGGTCGATCTGAGCGCGGAGCTCGTCATCGTTGAGTGCGACCTCGTCCATGGCCTGTGCGAGAGAGAGGCCAGGCTTGGTCTTCATGAGTTCTTTCGCCTTTGTAATCCACATCTTCTGCGGATCGCCGGTAGCATCGCCGGTCGTGCTCTTGCCGATCTCGGTGAAGATGCCGGAGCTCTTCTGAATGTCGAGCTGCTGGTCGAGCAGTGCGACATAGTTGTTGTAAAGATCTTCGCCGCCGGCTTTCATCTGCTTCAGGACCGGAACAAGATCCTCAACCTTCTTGCCGAGCGGGACATACTTCTTCGCAACCTCGGTCATTTCTTTGTTCAGCGCCTCATCCTTCATCGCGTCAAGGGACTTCCTGGTCTCCTCGATCTGGGCTTTAAGGGCCTTCACGATATCGGACTCAACCGGCTCTTCCTGAGCAGTCGGCGCGTCTTCCTTGGACTTGTCCACGACTTCTTCCGGAACAGGATCCGCTTCCGGATTCCCGTCCGGCTCATCGACCGCATACTTCTTGATGATCTCGTCGTATGCAGCCACTTCTTCGGGCGTCATTTTGCTTTTGTCAATCTTAAGCATTTCCTCAAGTTCTCCTTTCTTGACATCATCTTCGTTGATATCGTCGTCATCTTCATCATCTTCGGGTTTCAGCTTTCCAATCAGAGCTCCAAGAGCCTGATACTCAGCTTCCATCTTTGCCAGCGTGTCATTATCAGTGCTTTTGGCGATCGCTGTCTGACCAGCACACCATTTTGGGATATATTCCTGCATGGCTGTCGCGAACTGGTTGACTGATTCCGTCATCGCCGCAGGCTTGTTCGCAGCATCCATTTCCGTATCCACGACAATGGAATACAGGGAAGCCCGGAGAGCGCTGGTAGCATTCCATATCTCGGAATCAATCTCCTCCGAGTTCCTGACCGCAAGCTGTTCGTTAAACGATACAGCCGCTTTCTGGATCTCGGCCTCGATCTGCGCTTCGTCCATCCCTTCACCTTTCAGCCAGCTGACAAACCTTTTGAACATGGAGTCCTGTGGTTTGTCCTCTGGATCCCTCCTTTTGAAAAGGTTGATGTCTGCCCTCTGGTTCGCCCCTTCGTCGACAAAATCGACACTGGTAACCTTCAGATTTTTCAATTTCTTGGCCAATCCTTTCTTGTAACCTCCTTTCTTTGGTATCAAAAAAGCACCCTTTCGGGTGCTCCTGACCATCTTCATTCCCGATCATTCATCGGGATCCTCGGGGATATCGATCCTTTCGGCGGTTCCTTCTATGCTGAACATCGAGTAGGTGCCATCTTTTACCTTCTCCCAGACTTCCGGATCCAGAACCTGGAATCCGATCCACCACCCGATGGGGAGTGTTCCTTCCGGAACTCCCATAGCCTTCAGCTTTTCTTCTGTGAAGACCACGCTTTCGATCAGCGTTCCTGCTGTCTTTGGTTCGCCAGCATAGTGCATCTCGCCGCTCTGTCGGTAGAACCTTACAAACTGGTATGCCGCCTGCTCAAGTTCTTCCGGATCGATCATATCGCCTTGCCAATCCTCAAGCTGATTGCCGGCCTCGTCTATGGACACATTCGCCCATCCAAAAGCCTGCATCTTTTCTTCGTTGGCCTTGGTTACCTTGAATCTGGATTTGACCACGGCTTCTTCCTGCGGTCGCTCCCTGGCCCTCCCTGTCAGTTCATCAAATGATTTCATCATATTTTCCTCCACTCAGGATTTTGATATTTGACATCAATGCATTTCAATGTATACTGTAGTTAAGTACTAATGTACTGAGGGAATTGAACGTGATCCACTGTTTGGTTGCGGCGCAATTCCCTTTTTATTTCCTTCGAAGCACTTTCAGTATTTCATTTCCACGGATTATCATCAATTCTTTTACGAACCGAGTATTCCCAGCCCTGAACACTACATCGGACTGTCTATATACTTCAGATAGATCCAATGGGCTGTTAGTTACGTCAATAATAAAGTGGTCAGCTTGCTTATGCTTTTTATGAATAATGTTTCTTATAGCATCCTTGCTTGATCCACGAATCTCTTTTAAATCCCATTTCTCGCGGTTTGGCCCGAGCAGGAAATCTGGCGTATGAACATTGCTATAAGGTCCTGCGATCTTTGGAGCCATAACTACCTGCTTCCCAGATCTTCTGGATAGCATCTCGCCAACCTCTTTCTCTCTGGGAGTATAATCAACTTTTATATCCTTGCCATCAACTTGATATTTAACTCCCTGATAGACAAAAGAGGTTGCATCAGTTACATCGCTGTCACTATCCTGTGTCCAATCCTCTGTAACATCTGCGTATTCAGCTTCTTCATTCCCGGATGTTGTATCTGCCGAAGGTGATACTGCCGCATCCTCGCTGACCTCTTCTCTGTATTCAACAGCACACATACAACGCGGATGCATTGGTGGGAGTTCACATGTGTAATCCCTGTCATGCCATGTTGTAGAAAACTGCCCGGTTCCTTCGTCGATTGCCATTCCTTCCAGATCCTCGCAGACCGGACACACATTCCCGGAGTGTGCAGTTGACCAGTACGGAACCATGTGGGGCATCAGGCCAGCTGCTTCGGCCTGTCGGATCGCTTCATCATTCCCGTAGTTGTATGCGTAGGCGTTCTCCGTCCGGGCTATGGTCACAGCCC